GGTATGCGTATGCGGCGGCGGATGCGGCGGCGGATGCGGCAATGAATGCGGCAAATGCGGCGAATGCGGCGAGGTATGCGTATGCAGCGGCGAATGCGGCGAATGCGGCGAAGTATGCGGCGAGGGCTGATTTCTACCTCGAACTCTCGGCGCAGTTGGCGCTGGATGTGCTGAGGGAACTGAACAGCCCGGGGATTTCACTACTAACTGGAGGCGACATTTGCCAAGCCTAACAGAACAACTCCAACCCAAAAGAATGGACGAGGTTGTGGGTCAGGAACACGTAAAGAAAGCTGTTGCCGGATTTGAGAAAGCCGAAAGATGGCCTAAAGTGTTTCTATTCTACGGTCCCCCGGGAACAGGTAAGACGACTGTAGCCGAAATTTTAGCTGCCAAGTTGCAACCAGACCCTACCTACATCTTTCGTTCCAATGCCTCGTTAGCCAACAAGGTTGATGATGCTAGGGAGTTGGAAGAGCAATCCTATTCGAGACCTTTTAACGGCATCCCGGCGGTCTTCATTCTCAACGAATTCGACCGCTTTACGTCGGAGGCACAGAAAGGGTTGAAAGATCCACTGGAGGTATCCGGATCGACCTTTATTCTCACCTCTAACAATCCAGAGAAGATAGACCCGGCCATTAAGTCCCGAGCGTCGGCGGGAACTTTTGAGTTCAATCCGCTGAAGAAAACGGAACTGGCAACGTTAATTTCCAAGACTGCGGTGCTTCCGGAAAAGGTTGCTGATGCGGTAGACTTTCTGTATACTAACGGAGTAACTTCGCCCCGAGAAATTTATGGGGTGTTGGAACAACATGCTACCGGAGTTCCGCTCCAAGCTTGCATCCATCGTTCGGAACACGAACCGTTGTACGCAGATATTGCCCGGTCGGTTCTTTCAGGAAACTGGGTGAAGGCGGCAGGGTTACTGAAGGAAGTCAAAACCATCGACAGTCGAGCCATGACTGGTGTACTATCGGTGTTTCTCAAGAATCGTTTGTTGGACTGCGAGATTGGTCCACAAGCAGACGCGCTAGCCGCGTGTCTGGTCGGCATAGACAACTTAGGGTACGCCGACGGAACGGCTTATGGAGCCGTGGTGGGTCTGCTATATAAAACATCAAAGGTGGTGGGAAAATGACTAATGAGATTTTCAAAATAACCTATGAAGCCCAGATGAGAGAGAGGAATAAGAAAAATGTTCGTTGAATTCAAACACCCACAGGGGCACAGATACGTCCTCAACACAGATCACGTACTGGTGGCCGAAGCCGACAAGAGTTTGGTTGGAATTACCAACATCCAGTTTTTCAATGGAATGGTAGCTCAAGCCTTGGGGACCTTGAAAGAAGTTAAAGACGCTCTTGTTTTGGGCCTTCCAATCTCGGAGATTAAATGAGCGAACTAAAATTTACAGACGCGGAGAAGGCGGCGTTCCGGACTGAATATGCCAAAGGCGCAACCGATACACAGTTCGAGCTTTTTATCTCGGATTGCGAACGGCGCGAAGTTATTCCGGGTAAGCATGTAGTTTTCCAGATACGAACTTCCTCAGAATACGACCCCGTGACTAAGGCTTACGTTAAGGTGCCTCGGCCTGTATTTATCACTACCATCTCTGCGTTGCGTTTGATCGCGGATCGTACCAAGCTTTTGTCGGGGCAAGGCCGGGACCGCTTTGTTTATTTGGATGACGACGGAATCCCCAGCATTTTCTCCGAGATACCGTTGCCCAACAAAGCACTTTATGCGGTCGAAGCTACAATCTACCGCAGAGACTTCGTGGTCCCCTCGGTTGGGGTAGCGCGGTGGGAAGCGTATGCTCAAACCAATTCCTCGGGGAATCTTACTTCGACTTGGGCTACCCGTGGGCCGGAACAGCTTGCGAAGTGTGCAGCCGCCGCCGCTCTCCGGGCTGCTTTTCCAGAAGAAGTTGGGGCTCTGTATATTGCGGAGGAACTCAAGAACGAAGACACAGCTTCCCCTACACCGCCAACTCCCGCCGTCGTAGCTTCGGCCCCAGCCACGCCTGTTGTTCCTGCCGTTAGCCAAACGCCTGTGGATGGTGTAGAAGGAAAGAAACCGGACGAGGCGAGACCGAGGCGGCGTAAAGCGCGGGAGGAGGTCGTCCCCCAACCCAAACCCCCGGTAGAAGAAGGCTTAACCGAAGAGGATTTGAACGTACTTGGCACCCCGGAACCGCCGTCTACACGCGATCCGGAGACCGCAGCCGCTTTCGTGGAGTCTCTTGATCCGACCCCAACGAAGCAAGAGTTGGCTGAGTTTGTAGTTCGGCTTCGGGCTATAACCAAAAAGGACTCTTCTTTGGGCGAGAAGATCAAAGCAGATCTTCTCGAAAAAAGCAAGGTAGATGATCCCAAAAACGCAACAGTAAGAGTTTGGAACGAAGTGTTAACGTTCTTTGAACAGGAGAAACAGTAATGGCAAATTTTGCCTTTGTACAATTGGGTGGGGCTCTGGGTAAAGACCCAGAAGTACGGTCTACCGGAGGGGGGAAGAAGGTTGTCTCTTTTTCCCTCGCGGTCAACAAAGGGTTTGGGGATAACCGCAAAACCCACTGGTTCAACGTCTCCTCGTACGGCAAAACAGCCGAGTTCGCGGAGAAATATCTTACCAAAGGAAAGGGCGTGGTCGTATCTGGGGAACTGGATGTAAGATCGTGGGAGGATCGTGAAACTGGACAGAAACGTACTGTGACCGAGATTGTCGCCTCGAACATTTTGTTCGCAGATTCCAAGCCGTCCAGCGAACAATCGGGAGCGGGGTCGTCCAAGCCTCCCTCCACGGGGAACACCAAGACGCCGCCTCCGCAGCGGGGAGGAAATGCTGTAGATGATGACGAAATCCCGTTCTGAGGAACTTATTATTGCCTCGCTTGTTGTCGAGGGTTTAAGTTGTCCCGTTTTGTGGTATAATAGAGCCGAAGGAGAAAATCAAAATGGCGGTTGAAGCAAGGCGGGGTTGCGGGTTTCGAAAAGTTGGTGGCCTCTATCTCGTTAGCGACCCGGGCGGGGTGCCGTGTGATAGGCTACCTATCCTTTTGACTGTTTGTCCTACCTGTTCCTGTGGATTCAAGCAAGCGCGGGGGTTTACGTGGATCGATGTAGAGGCTTTGGTGGGAGGTCCGCACGACGAGGTTGATGAAAAATGCTTTTGTTTTCCGAGGTGTCCGCTGTGTAGGGACCCCGGCGAACTAGGCAGGGCGGGGATGCTCTGGATTGGGGAGAAGTTCTATAAAACCCCTATGGATTTCATGTTGGAATCTGATGCTCTGGGAACGAGTAGGCGCATAGCCAAGGTTCCTCGCAACTTCAAAATTGGCGAGACTTGGGTATTGTTGGCTCACCCTAAGACCGTACTTCGTTCCTGCGAGGAATGCACAGAGGAACACGCCGATGGCGTAAAACTAGATGCGGAATGTTCCGTGTGCGAAGGCACCGGGAACAAATTCCTTCCCGGTATTTTCCGCGTGTGGAAGCCCCAACGCATCGAAAAGATTTTGCTCGAATCCCAACGTAACAGCGAGGAGCACACTAGAGCGATAGAGCGGGGATTTACGGCGGTGTTTGTTCCCGACTCCGACCGGGATCACCAAGGTTCGGTTTATGACAAGGACGAGGACGAGGAGACTCTTATACCTTGAAACTCAGCCCTGAACAACAAATTGCTGTTGACTTCCGAGAGGGACCAGCAAAAGTTCTGGCCGGTCCGGGGAGCGGAAAAACTACCGTTTTGGCAACCCGATACGGTTTGATGGTGGGAGAAGGCATCAGTCCGAACGATATCCTCTCCCTTTCTTTTACTACTGCCGCAGCAAAGACTCTTCAGTCCCGAGTAGAGAAGCTTACCGGAACCTTGTCCAGTAAACGGACGGGATCTGGATCAAGAACGTTTCACTCTCTCGCCCTTGCTTTCGCTCAGGAGGAGCGCAATGAGTTCCCTTACAGATTGGCTGAATTCCCACTGGCAACTGAGCCTGTCGCCTATAGAATTGCCTCCGAATCCGGGCGAAGGTTTAATATCGACGCTCGTCGTCTGCGGCCCGTTATCTCCTTGTGGAAACGAGGTGTGTTTTCTCCTGCTCAGGCGATCCGTATGGCGGAGCAGTCTGGAAACACCAGCAAGATAAACGAAGCGTTAGCCTACAAAGAGTACGACCGCCGCTCAAAAGAGGCGGGGGTTTTGGATTTCGACGGGCTAATTCAAGAAATGGTGGTTCTATTACGAAAACCCGAAGTGCGCTCCAGATGGATTTTCGATTGGCTCCAGTTGGATGAAGCGCAGGATATGTCGATATCGGAATGGAACCTCGCCAAGTTGTTGTCAGGAAAGAGCGTAATTGCGGTGGGAGATACGTCTCAGGGAATCTATGGGTTCCGTGGATCTGAACCAAAACTGTTTGTTAACATGGACGATCTCTTCCCCGGAACAACGACTCTGTATCTCGGGTGCAACTATCGTTCAACCCCCGAGGTTATCGATTTCATTAAACCCCACGCTTACGACGCCTCATTAGCAAACAAGTTTTGGACACCCAACGCCTCCGGTCCCGCTCCACAAATCAAGGGCTTTCAATCCCCACGGGAAGAAGCAATATGGGTTTTGTCCAAGATCAAGGAGTCCCAATGACCCCATCAGAGACAGAAGGAGAAGGAAAATGAGTTCGGGAAGAAATCTTAGTTTCGCTGACGTGCTGATCTATGCCGAGGCTGGATGGCCTATCCGTAGATTTGGATGGAGTCTCGACCCCCGTGAGGAAACATTTCGTCACGACTTGGTTGTCTACGCGGACGGAAGATTGTTATCTAAACACCACAACAGCTATAGCGTCCCAGCCTTGACTCTAACCGATTACCGAACAAACGATTGGATGGTGTGTGTAAAATGAGCATGAATCGCATGGGAAACGCCCAAAACCCGTTCCAGAACGACCACAAAAAAGTTCTATGTGTATGTTCTGCGGGTCTTCTCAGATCTCCGACCGCAGCAGTGGTCTTATCTCAACCTCCCTATAACTTCAACACCCGGGCTGTTGGGTGTGTAACCGAATACGCACTGATTCCGATAGACGAGGTGCTGGTTGAGTGGGCAGATGAAATCGTGTGTATGGAACAATCACACGTAGACCGGATTCAACGGGACATCCTTCACTCTGGATCAAAAACGTTTGTTGTTTTAGGAATTCCCGACAGGTTTCCATACCGAGACCCCGAATTGGTGGAGGCGATCAAGGCTTCGTATGATGCTAAAAGACCCGACAACCGCAATTCTAGCGAGAACTAATAGAGCCCTGCTTCCTTTCGAACAAGCTTTGTCGGAAGCGGGGATCAAGTCCTACAATCTGGGTGGATCGGGTTTCTGGCAACAAGCAGAAATTCGGGCGGCAACGGCATGGATCGGATGCGTCGACTACCCAACCGACGTGCGTATTGAGGGAGCTATACGGTCCCCTTTTTGGCCCTCGCGATACCTTCCGAAGTCTTCCCTTATTGCGGAGTTGAAGAAGCAGAAAACAAAAGAGGCTGGACATTGGGCAAATCTCCGTAGACACTACCTCGGAAAAGCGTCTGATTTCATAAGTTTCGTTCAGGGGTTAATTCGCTACCAACATCTACCCGCCGCTGACGCGGCGAAACAGGTTCTATCCGCGCTCAAAGTTGTGGACTACTACGAAGAGAGCGAGTACGAACCGGACAATAATCCCGTCGAGAATATCGCGGAGTTATTAAAAGTGGCGAATCGGTTTGGGTCGGTGAAAGAGTTCGCGGACTACGCGAGAAAAATTTCAGCCGCATCAAAGTCTAAAACGGGAGTGGCGCTAGGAACCTGCCACGCAGCAAAAGGGCTTGAATTCGAGCGCGTGTTTCTGGTAGAATGTAACGACGGGTTGTTTCCACATATCAAAGCAGAAGATTCCCAAAGCGAAAGAAACGTGTTCTTTGTGGGCTGCTCTCGCGCCGAAAGAGAATTAACGATAACGTACAGCGGACGGCCTAGCCCCTTCTTAGGGGAAGAAAGTGAGACCCAGAGCGAAACGGCGGCTGAACAAGGCGGTAAAGCGGTGGCTGAGTGTCTTAGGTGATATGATGAAATTACGTGAACATCGCGGCGAGGGCAGACGGCAGAACCACGCGAAGGAGATTAGATGAGTTTTCTTTACAAATCTGCATCGGGGTACGAGGCGAGGCACTCGTCCTATTCCGCCGGTTCGGATTACAAGCGGTGCCGACGCCTGTTTAAGTACAAGCGTTTAGACGGCTATAAGGAGAAGAAACGGTCGGCTGCTTTCGAAATGGGCAAGGTGTTGGAGTCCGCTATTCAGTTTTATCACGAAAACGGCCTCAAACCCGGCGATTGTGTCGATCAGATAAAGCATCTCTGGACCAAGTTCAAAGACGTAACACTGGAATATACCGACCAAGAAGGGGACTGGTCTGACGCTTACGGAATGCTCGCGGCTCAGGCCAGATTGTACGAACTCGCTTTACCCACTCTTCCTATTCAGCACCCTAAATTCCAGCTTGAGTACCGCAAGGAATTGTGGCCGGGGCACCCCGAATTAGGCGGTCTGGGAGATAAGGCGTACGTAGACATGCTTTCCACGCTCGACGACACCACTCGGATCATCATTGACATCAAGAACCAGAGAGCCCCGCTTGCGGCGACGGAGAATCTGGTGTCCTTAGATCCCCAGCTTCGGCGCTACGCATGGCTGTCCGGTGTTCGCGATGTGGCTTTCTTGTGGTTTACCAAGGCTAGACCTTCGTTTAAGAAGGGAGATGAAGCGGTTCATCTGGACATGGGCCGCACTTTAACTGTTCTAAAATCGGATACGAGCGACCTTGGAATACCAGTCGTATATGTTGGTAGTTCCAAAACAGTTAAGGAACTTGGGGATTCGCTCGACGCCATCAAAGGGAAGGGGAGCACCGAGAAGAAAGACGAACTGATTCAGCAAGCGGTGGGGAGCGGGGCTCTGTTGGTCGCCGCACCCGAAGAGCTAACGAAGTGCAAAATTCAGTTCGTTCGTGGTATAATACCTGAAGACGTTTTACTTGAAGTTGGCAAAACTATCGGCCACGAAATCTTGAGTATCCGCCAGTCGTACGCAGAAGACTTCTGGCCGCAGGATACCGATATTCGAGGGATTGGGGGGAAGTGCTCTTCCTGTCCCATGCTTGGGTTGTGTTTGAAAAACCCGGCGCTTGTCGAGGAGAGACTGGTTCAGATTAAAAAACAGGAAGACGACTGGATAAGCGACCTAGAGGAATGAGGGGCGATGGATAAGAAAGGCAAATACCAACCGTGGTCCCACGAAGAGTTTCTTGCCGACCGTCACGTTCGAGCCATGACCCCGACTGCCAGAAAAGTCTACATGCTTCTGCTACACGAAGCGTGGTTTTGTGAAACCCGCCCCTATCTACCCGATGACGAAAAGACGCTGAAGCTTCTAGCGGATTGTGAATCAAGCGAGGAGTGGGAGCGGGTTAAGCTTTCTGTGCTGACCATGTTTGAGCCGTTGGATCTGAACGGAGTTCCGGTGCTTTCGCAGAAGCGGCTCGTGGAGGACTGGGACCATCTACAAGCACTACGAACATCAAAACAAGAGAACGGCAGGGCCGGGGGTTTGGCTAAAGCCCGTAATCGCAAAGAGGATGACGACGTGAAAACTGACGGGCTGTTGCTAATATGCAACAACATATTCGGACGACGAGCTAGGCTTTCTGGGAGAAATGGTGAGGGGCTCCGAGAACTGTTTCTAGTTCACAAAAAGTCAGCAGTGGAGAGAGCCTTCGAAGAGTGGGCAATGTCGAAGTCGGACGATCTGGATATTCAGGACCCGATAGCAGCGTTCTTGTCGGTGGCAGAAGATTACCTTGTAACCGAAACGGCTACGACTCAAGCCGTCGATAACCCGAACGTGAAGACCCTTACCAGAGAAATCTCAGCACTAACTGATGGCAAGGTAACCTTCGTTGATAAGCACCGCATTCGCCTAGCGAAGCTGCTGTCGGAGTATTCAGTGGTCGAGCTTATAGCGGCGTGGAAGCACTGGATCGAAACGCAGGATGCGGACGAGCCAAAGTTCTGGGCCGGAAAGTTTGTCCAAGCTGCGGACGACGTGTGCTATGCCATCAGGAAAAAGAATGAACTGGAAGCGACCGAGACCCGAACCCGAACGGAGACCGCTGCGAAACTCAAAGCCGAGGCCGAGGCTACTAAGCCCGAACCCGAACCCGATGATCTACTGGAAGGCGTGGAAATCTAAGAGAAGATCAGTGAAACGAGAGGATTTTAAGAGAGCTTTAGATTGCGCTGGGCCGTTCGTCACCTATGCCGTAGAGCTTCTTGACCTTAACGGAAAGCGGTTCCCCCAGATGTATCGTCTGGATCAAGCTATATCTCTAGCCGCAGACACCATCGTGGAGAAGATAGCTGTCGCTTTTGAGGTGGAGAACTGCACAACATGGACTGATGTTTTGAACAAACACGACCCCATCGAACCGGGGAATGAGGACTATATATGAAAGACGATCTGGACGGTCTGAAGTCTTCTCCCAGTGTAATAAAAATATACGAACGATATACCAAGCTGCACAAATCAGGAGATCAGCTACTCGGAAAATGCCCCCTCCACGCCGATAACACCCCGTCCTTCTGCGTGTATCCGGATATGCGGTGGACCTGTTTTGCTACTTGTGGAAGCGGTAACATCTTTCAGTTAATCCAGAAAGCGGACGGGGTGGATTTCAAGGAGGCGGTTAACCGAGTGAAGGACGTTGTGGGTGATCGACAACAGATCAAAGATAGGGTCGACCGGGTATTCAAACCGGCGGTTGAGGAAAAAACCCAAACTATCCCTACGCTCCGCTACGCCGCGATGGAGGAGTCTCTTCACAACACCCCCGAGGCTCTTCGCTTCCTGTATGAGCAGAGAGGTATAACCAAAACGACAGCTAAAAAGCTGAAGCTGGGTTTTGTGCGGTCGATCCCAAGCAAGGAAGATCGGGCAGACATTGCTAACAAGGGGTGGATCGTCTTCCCCAGTATCGAGGGCGACGAGGTTGTGTCGCTCAAATACCGCAGCATCGTCAGAAAAAAACCGGGAGGGTTTGCGCGACAAGCGGGAATGCGGACCGAGCTATTCAACGCTCGAACCGTGTCTCCGTTCGACGATGTATACGTTACGGAGGGTGAGTTTGATGCGGCGATTTTAGAGCAGCACGGGTTCCGTTCCGTGTCGGTGCCCTCGGCTGGAGCCAAGCTCACTCCAGCCCAGAAAGATCTGTTGGAACAGGCAAAGACGGTAATCTTAGCTGGGGACAACGATGAGGCGGGCGGGCCGTACATGGAGAAGCTGTGGCGCGAACTTGCCCAAGCTTATAGGCTTAGGTGGCCTTCGGGGACGAAGGATGCAAACGAAGCGTTCCTCACGCTATGCGGTCGCAATCCAGAGAAGTTTACGGAGTTAATTCGAGACTTGACGCGACAAGCGATGAGCCAACCGATGCCGTCAGTGTTCTCCCTTCAGGACGTACTTCTATCAGGCGACCGCGCCGTACTTGCTGACAGCCCCTATCGGCTGCATCTCCCGTGGCCGACCGGAGATAAAGCCGCCATCATCATGCCGGGAGAAGTCTTCGGCATTGGGTCGAGCAACAGCGGTATGGGAAAATCGATGTTAGCGGTGCAGTTGACTTTGCACAATGCCATGAAGTATAATCATACCATTGTCAATTGGCAAACCGAAATGAAGCCCGAGGAAATTGCCACGATGATCGCGGCCAACGTGCTCCGGAAAGATCGGAACTTCTTAACCCGCGATGACATGAAAGAAGCGGCTAAGCGGCTAGAGGGAGTGAGGTATTACATTGGGTATGATCCAACCATATCGGATATCAATGGGGTGTTAGATTTGTTGGACGCAGCAGCCAAGCGGCTTTCCGCCGATGGAGTAGTATTGGACCACTTCCATCACTTGACGACCGGAATGTCAAACGAATCCCAAGTCCAACAGGCAGCAATGACGCGGATTGTTCAGATAGCCAAACTGAACGGAGCGGTATTTTACAACATCGGACAGCCCCGCAAGGCTACGCAACAGACCAAGGGGCGGCAGATTCACATCACGGACTTCAAGGGATCTGGAGCGTGGGGAGATGCGGCCAACGCGGTGTTGGTTATACACCGAGAACTAAACACAGAGGAGGGGGCTAAGGGCGTGTATAAAGACAAGACCCTAGCAAAGTTTCTAAAGACGAGGACTCAGGGGACGGGGAACACCTCGTGGTATATGACGTGCTTCGGTGAGTTCGCCTCTTTCCACGAATTGACGGAGGAACCAAATGTCGACTGACCTTGAATACAGGGCGATGCTGTTTGCACGAGAAGCCCACCATAACCAGAAGAGAAAATATACGGAGGTTCCTTATATCACGCATCCCGCAGCAGTTTCGCAAATTGTTTCTTCGGTTACTACCGACGAGACGGTACTAGCCGCTGCTTGGTTGCACGATGTGGTGGAGGACTGTGGAATACCTATAGGCGAATTGGTCGAAACCTTTGGGCCGGGTACAGCACAACTCGTCTACTGGCTTACGGACGTATCCAAGCCTTCCGATGGGGTACGAGCCGTTAGGAAAACGATAGATAGGTACCATATAGCCGCAGCCCCGGTGGACGCTAAAACCATCAAGCTTGCGGACTTGATAGACAACACAGCTAGTATAGTGGCTTTTGATCCATCGTTTGCGAGGATCTATCTGAAAGAGAAAGAGCTACTGCTGGAGGTACTTCGGGACGGAGACCCCAAACTATGGGATTTGGCCCACTTAACACTGTTACGCGCAAAGGAGACAAATGCAGCTTCAGATTAAATGCGAGAAACATCCTCGGTACGAGGCGCTAAACCCGAACAAGGAGCCTACTTGTGAGGGATGCAGCGTTTTGTGGACTCTTGTCCACGCCCCCTCCATGTTGGGCCTACGAACGGTAAAGGTAGAATAAGTAATGCAATTCGAATCGAGTGCTCTCAAGAAGGCGGTTAAGTTTCTTTCTTTGCTAAAGACCGAAGTGCACCTGTTTCTTCCCTCGTCTTTGGCGGCTCAAGATCCGGATGTACTGGTGGTGGTCGGAGGTTTTGCCGGGATAGTAGAGAAGCCGATAGCGGTCAATGGAAAACGTCTGACCGCTACGCTCAACCGAATGAGCGGATTGGTGTCAATCTCGCACGAGGGAAATTCCTTGACGATCAAGGGGGGAACGAAGACGGTCGTTCTGGAAACTCAAACCGTGCGAGCACCACACGTCCCCAACGTAAAAACCCCGTTCGATCTTACCCTGAAGCCTTTGATCCGAGCCCTAACTTTGGCCTCCAGCACTGCTGGAACTAAACGATCTCAAGCGTTCGGAAATTGCGTAGGGTTGTCGGCTGGAAATGTTCCAATTGAGGTGGGCTCTGTTCCCGGCTCCTACCGGGTGGAGGGTTTTGATAACCATGTGTTAACGCGGGTCACGGTACCAGAGACGTTCCCCTTGGACTTGAAAATGTCACTCAACCTATCGGCGGCGTCAGCGGTACGTCTGCTAACAGGAGACACGGCTAAGTTATCTTTCTTCGGGACCGGAACAGCTTTTTCCTCAGAAGAGGACAAGGTTGAAATATACGCTACTAATCCCCCATATGCGTACCCGGAGACGGATAAAATCTTTTTCAAGGATGCCGAGGCTTTGTTCAAGCTGGATACGGCTTTGTTTTCTGATTCCATACGGACGGTAGAGCCTCTCGTAGACACAAGTTTGGGCGACGGGAGTGGGGTGACGTGCTCCTTCTCCGGGGACGTAGTAAGCCTCTTCGCGGTCGATAGTGGATCGAGGGCGGAAGACTCGTCTCCGTACGAACAAGTGTATCCCGACCCTATCTTCGACCCGAAGGACGTGACGGTCAAGCTTAAATTGGCGCATCTCGCCTCGTTCTTGAATAAGGCAGGGAAGGACTTCCTTCTCCGCTACATCGCACCCGACAAACCCGTTCAGCTAGTGTCGGGCGACACCCAAGTGCTAACTATGCCGATGAGAGGAAAATAAACACCATGTTTCGTCTTCAATATCTGCTACTTATCCTGCTCATACAAGCCGTGATTTGTATGGTGGGGTTGGTAGTCTCTTTTTTCCTGCGTAGCGACCGGTGGATGGAAATCTTTGCGCTCGGGTACGCGGTTGGTTTGCTGGGGAGTTATCTTACGTGGTGGTTGGGAGAGGACTACCTGTGACTGGCGTAATCACGACGGAGCCTGAGATCCTAGCTCCGCTAGGTACTGCCGCTGCCAAGGTGGTAGAGGAAAAGATCGACGCTTTGCTATCGTCGATCAATACTCACGAGCTTGGGCTAGCAAGTTCGTACGCTCGGTTGGGGGCTCTCTTGCAGGAAGTGCGTACCGAAGGCTACTGGATGGCCTACGGTTTTAGCAAGTTCTCCGATTATTTGGAGAGCATACGGAAGAAGATTCGCCGCAAGCGAAGCCAGATGTATGCGATCATTGGAGTGGCCGAAACGCTGCTTCCTGTCATGTCGGAGGAGAAGCTGGAGGAAGTCGGAATAACCAAGGCGTACGAACTACGTAGACTGGTCAAAGAAGGCCGACGGCCTAGCCTTCAGATTTTAGACCCCGACAACGATACAGACGATCTGTCGAAGACGATCAGTATCGAAGACTTCGCTGCCCGTAGATCCACGACAGCCGCAAGACTTCGGGTTGTGGTAAACGAAGCGCTTCACATCAAAGAAGAGCCCCACGGACCTTGGATGGAACTGGGAGGGTTTTATGCGTGGTCAGACGAAAAGGAAGAGATAGACCAGTTCTGGGAGCTTGGTAAGAAAATTCTAGGAAAGGGCGCAGACCGCGATTCGGAGCACGAGGTACGCAAGGGAATCTTCCTCGCGGCTGTACGCGAGTGTTTAGGCACATGGGGTTCGTCTGGGTAGAGATGAAGGACGGAGTTCCGGTCCGCATTTTTCGAGATCGCAGTTGGGCCAATTTTCCTCCGGACTCTGTTCGGGATATGAATAGGGCCGAAGCTGTTCGAAAGATTCGGCGTCAAGTGTTCCAGAGGGCCGGGGAGCGCTGCGAAGCGGACGGATGCGGTCGATACTGCGGATGGGACATCGGGCATATGCACGAGAAGAAGCATAGATCGTTAGGGGGAGAGATCTCTCTAGAGAACTGCGAATGGCTTTGCCCCGAATGTCACCAGTTCGGAACCAACGCTCGACACAAAGATAGGCGTTGGCAAACTTCAAAACTTAGAGATATGGGATGAACGATGCGATTCAATATGAACCTATAATTAACCACACTCTGCGGTCTATGAGGATACGAAAAGCCGAGTGGGACGATCTGAAGCAGGACTGCTACGTGGCCCTCTTGGAGAACCAACGGCACTTGGACAAAGAAAACGCGGCCCACCAGATATGCCGAACAGCCGTACGAAAACGGTGGAGGGAGAAACAACTTAAAACGTTGTCGCTTTCGGACCCGTGGGTGGCGAAGGAAGCCGCAAAGCTTAATGCCGTAAACCCAGAAAAAACCAAAAGGTCGGAGGTAGAGTCGCTCATCGCGTGTTGTCTGCCCGAAGCAGGAAACTTGCGGACCATCGCTACGTTGATCTACCTAGAAGGGCGCGGGGTTCCGACTACGGCTTATCTTTTGGGCATAAGTAGGCGCACGGTTCAGTATCGTATACAAGAGATTAAAGACCTTCTCATCAGGAGAGAGACAAACCGTGGGAATTAAAAACGTTATTACCATAAAATGCGACTACGAATTTTGTAAAAACAGTGGACAAAACACCCCCGCTGTGCTACAATGGAATTTAACGGATGTAGAACAAGGCGTTGCTAAACAACCAGAGGAGGCTAGCAAATTCGTGATCTTAACTACCGGGGGAAAACAGTATTCTTTTTGCTGCGCTCTCCATGTCGCAGAGCATTTTGTACCCAAGACCCACACGATCATCAGGACAGAAACGGCATCCCCAAAAGTCATAGAGATGCCTAAGAGCGAGGTATTCAACGGAAACGGAGATGTGAACGGATGACCGACAGAACGCACGTACGAGAGATCGCCCTGTTCTTGTTAGTCACAGTGGCGGCGTTTTTCTTAGGCATGGTGGTGGGTGTGGGTCCGAGTAGGAGAGTCGTTTTGATGGATCCCTCCACAAGCAGGATCGATCCCGCATCTGGCGAGGTTAACCCTCCGCCCTCTCCTGTATATATTAACGGAGAGTCGTGGACCATAGAGTCAGATGCTAGGCTAGAGGCTCTAGAGCTTGCCGGATATACCCACTGTGACACCCGTATTATTTCTTACAACCCCAATATCCTTAGATCCGCGAATGAAGCGAGGGGCACTATTCTTCACGAATCCTTTCATGCCGGTCTGTGCCCCAGAGTTACCCCGCACCCTTGGGTAACGCTATGCTCTAAGACTGGTCCGAAGGGGTCGGTAGATATGCAACACCAAACGATTTGCGAGCTAGGATCCTTCCTACCCTCTTTCATGCACGACAACCCCGAGTTTATGCAATGGGAGAATCTCTGGTGATCGATATTGAATTTCAAAAAGCCGTAGTCGCGCTGGCTTGTCTACAAGCTACTGAGGGAGAACACTATAGAGCCGCGCTGATGGTTTGTCAAGTTCTTCAAAATCGGGCTAAGAGGTTGGGATCGGATCTATATAGCCAAGCGGCTTACCTTCTCGGGTCCACTATTCTCATCGTGCCCGACCCTCGTGAACCACGGGTGCGAGACTTCCTCTCCAATTTTGATCTGGTGTATCACGGGCTGGCGGCGGATGCTACGGACGGGTCCATTTATTTCTTCAACACCAAAACGGATTGCGTACCGACCGGAGCCCCTTCTGCAACGTACGGCAACCTAGTCTTCTTCCGATAGGAGGGCCATGCCGCTCTATCTTTATCAGTGCCAAGCGTGTTTTAGGCAATTCGAGCAGCGGGTGAAGTTTAATACCCCCAACCCCGTATGCCCCGATTGTGCCGGGGAATCGGAGAAGATTTTGGCGGTCCCCAGCCCAGCCCAGTGGTCCTGTACGAAGGGCTCTCTTTGAGGGGCGTAAGCAAAGGGGAAGAAGTATTTGCCTTTCAGTGTAAAGCTTACGATCTAGCCCCAACCCGAGAATACCGATTCAGCCCACCCCGCATGTGGCGTTTCGATTTCTGCTTCAAAAAGGATTGGATTGCCATCGAAATAGAGGGTGGGGTGTGGCGCGGCGGGAGACACACTCGGGGTTTAGGGTTTATACGGGATCTTGAGAAGTACAACGCCGCAACCAGATTGGGGTGGAGAGTTTTTAGGTTCACGACCGATATGGTTCTAAGCGGCGAAGCAATTCAATTCGTGAGAGAGGTTCTCGAAGGTAAAAATGAAACACCTGACACTAGTAAGGCACCGCGTAATCGAAGCAGTCTTGGCCGCAATCGTCGGCGGAAGCCTGATTGATTTTGTTCACACACATTCGTGGATACCAGCCTTGTTCGCAGCAGTAACCAGTCTTCTCCTTTATGTAGCGGACGAAGCGGACATTGAACAGGAGGAGGAGGCGGCGTCGGAAATCAAGGGGTATGCTATTCGACCCGGAGCTTTTCAGCATCTTATCACTCTCGCCACACAGCCCCCCAAATACCCGGACTTGGAAACCACCCCAGCCGCAGAGATATATCAAGCGGGAATAGAAGATGGTATTAAGGTTTGTGCCGAAGAGGTTATCCACTCCATTACCAAAGGAACTCTATGACAGACGCGGAAAAGGATGCAATACGCTCCGAGTGGGCGTCCGGAAACTGGGAGACTCCCTCTACTCTTGCAAAAGCTAAGCACCTACACCACTCGACCGTACTTAGGTTGGTGAAGCCGAAAGCCAAAATCAACAAGCCGAAGCCGGAATTGACACTCGAAGAGCAGTCGGAACTTCTTCACTTCAAGGCCAAGAGCCGTTCTTTAGAACAATCGGTTTCCTCTCTTTTGAAGGATCGCGGTAAGCAGATCGCTTTGTTTTCTGACCTGAAAGCCGCAATCCCAGCAATCGACCCGTATCCCCGAGAGCCGATTGCGGCCAAGAAACACGCCTCTGCGCCTATCGCTGCGGTCGTAAAGATCTCGGACTGGCAAATTGGGGAAGTGATTGACCCAGCCCAGACCGAAAGCTTCGGAGCCTTTAACTTTGGGTTGGCGGAAAAGCGAGTGTTAAGGCTGGCTCGTAAGCTAGTTGATTGGGTTACAATGCACCGTCGCGCCGGATACGAGGTATCCGAACTCCACGTATTCTCCGAAGCCGACATGGTGTCTGGGAACATTCACTATGAACTTGAGGTGACGAACGAGTTTCCCGCGCCTATCGCCGCTATCAAGGCCGGGTATCTGTTCGCAGAATTCGTGGCTAGACTGGCTCCCCACTTTCCAAAGGTAAAGCTGTGGGAAGTGAACGCCGACAACCACGGTCGCTTTACGCGCAAGAACCAATGGAAGCAAGGGGCTCAAAACAACTGGACCCGTATCGCGCACGAGATCGCGAACGGAAGGCTATTGACACACCAGAACGTTGAAGCTATAATGAGTGAAGGTCCGAAGTTGCTGGCAAATGTTCTGGGCAAAAAGTACCTTCTTTGCCACGGACACCACATCATGTCTACATTTGGGATTCCTTATTATGGAATGAGCCGCGATAAGGCAAGAGAAGCCCTCAAGCGAATGAATACGGACCAGACCTTCGACTATATGTCGATGGGACACTTCCATGTAGAAGGAATTGTGGAGCGCATGATCTTGGTAAACGGTAACCTACCCGGCACAACCGAAATGGACGCAGCCTTGGGCCGTCACGGTCCTCCGGTTCAAGTAAGTTTCATGTCGCACCCAAAGCACGGACTCTTTAATTGGACGCCTTGGAATTTGTCGGAAGGAGAAGCGAATTGAACCGCGTAGAACAATTCTGGGCCGAGTTCTCGGCGTGGTCCCAAAAAACTTTCGGGACCGATACGGAGTGTGGCCCCTTGGGGGCGGCTAGGCACCTCGAAAAAGAATCCAAGGAGGTTCAACAATCCTTGCAACGGTTAGCTCGTATCGAGGGGGTTTGGCTCCCCGGCTTCGAGCATGAACACCTCAAAGAAGAAATAGCGGACTGCCTCTTCCTTGTATTTGACACAGCCCGTAGATCCGGGTTAACCCTCGATACTCTTCTGGATCAAGCGTTCCGGAAACTGGAAATAAACAGATCTCGTCGGTGGCAGAAGCCTACCTCCGACGATCAGCCTGTGGAGCATGTGCGATGAGCAGACTTTATCTGGCGGCGAGATATACGCGCCGAGACGAAATCAAAGCGGCGGCTAGGCTCCTACAGTCTGCCGGGTTTTCTATAACCAGTCGGTGGCTGCATGAAACCGCCCCGCTCAACAGTCAGCTTCCTGACCATACGGCGGATAGCCATCGACGCACCGCGATGGTAGACCTTCAAGATATCGAAGCCGCCGACACTTTGGTCCTCTTCTCCGAGGACCCCTTGATTGGGACCCCAAGGGGTGGACGACATTTCGAAACAGGCTATGCGTTCGGACGCGGGAAGCGGGTGGTGATTGTTGGTGGGGAGGAAAACATCTTCCACTACCTTCCCTCTGTTATTCACTACAAGTCCCTTCAAGATTTCATTGATGGAGAGAAGTGATGAGCCTACCCGAAGACGCGAAAGAACGCAAAGAGATTCCGATTGGAACGGGCGTTATCGACTACTTCCCGCTCGCTCTCGCAGAAGTAGCAAAGGTGAGCCTTGATGGAAATAAGCAGCACAAACTCGGCCCTCCACTGCGCTGGGAACGAGGAGTATCCTCGGACGAGTCGGACGCGATTATCCGCCACTACGTCGACCGCTACACCAAGGACGAGCGGGGGATGTATCACGCGGCCCGCATGGTATGGCGTGGTTTAGCTTTTCTCCAGAAGCTTGTGGAGGCAGATCAAGTGGCAGCGCGGCTGACCGAAATGCAGCAAGCCTATGCTGCACAAGCCGCCGAAGAACAACAGAAGCCTTGCCGCAGCGAACGCTGCATGTAACGGAGGAGGATAAATGAAACTCTATCTCAATCCCTTTACGAAAGAAGCTTGGCAAATTCGTAGAGAGTTCCTAGAGGTTGTGCTTGCTGTGGGTGTTGGTTCCATTCTATTTCTATTTGGATTCTTCTTGGGAGAGCGCTTATGAGTACCGTAGACCACCCACCTCACTATGGTGGGGCAAACAATCCGTACGAGGCGATCAAGGTCATAGAGGCTTGGGAGTTGGGTTTCAACCTCGGCAATACCGTTAAATATATCTCCCGGGCCGGAAAGAAAGGGAGCGCCATCGAAGACTTGAAGAAAGCCGCTTGGTACCTGAACCGGGAAATTCAGAATCGGGACGCAGGTACGAACGCGCATGAACCCGGATACGTTCTTACGAGGATAAGTACCCCATAACTATGAACCAAAGAACCAAATAAAAAAGCCCCGCTTTTTCGGCGGGGCTTCTTCTTTTGGTTTGAGTAGTGTTTATCTAGCGGCGGCGACGGCTTGTTGTTCTGCTTCGGGCAGCACTCGCATGATCCTAGCGAACGTGGGGTCTTTCTGGCGTTCTATGGGGGTCATGTCTTTTTTCGACTTGTTGATGTAGCGGAGGAAGACCTTACGAGCTAGCGGTACTAGCCGTCCTTTTTCCGTTATTCCAAGCTGGTCCCATACCTGAAGGAATTCCGGTGCCGGAAGCCGTGCCATACGAGAGTACAGCAGCGACATCTGCGGGTCCATCCCCTCAGTCGCCTTCACGTTGTTCTGAATCTTCTTCAGTTCCGCTGGGGTGATTTGGTCCGTCTGGTACGCGAGACGATACACATCCGGCCACGACACTTCCCCGGCGCGGACCTGATCTTCCAAGTCCATAACGCGGCGGTGACGCGCTTGCGATACGGGATCGACGGGGCCGTCCTCGTTGTGGTTGCGAGACAGATCTGCCGCCAACTTCTCGGCAGGAGTCTGATAAGTCTGGGCAGTTAACCCCGCCCCTTTTGCCAGTTGCCCCACGTTGCCAATTTCAGGACCGGTTCCAGAAATAGCCTGTCCGACCGCTTGCAGAGGAATGGGGGCCATGTTGCGGAACGTATCGATCCACAGATCTTCTGGCGAGAGCTTCCTTCCAAAGCGGTCCCGGCCTGTGACGGTTTGCACCAAACCCGAGACGGTTGGGGATAAGCGCCCCTTCATAAAGTTGACAGGATCGGTAGCGGCATGAAGCAAGTCGGTCGGGAGGGTACGGATTCCGTAGATGACTTCCTTGCCTTCCTTGTCCTTGTACGCTACCCCAAATGGAGCCTCGGGGTGAGCCTGACCGGTAGTGAGGTAGTTTAGGACCCTAGCGATACCCCATAGCCCGAGCGCCATCTTCGCGAACTGGGCACGGCCCACGCCGCCCTCTTCGCCATTGAAGAGACGCGCACCAGACCGCATTTCGGATTCGAGCCAGTCTGGGGCAAGTGCAAGGATGCGTCCCCACTCCTGAGTGGTAGCAGAGCGGCCCATAGCTCTCCAGTTGATTCCTCCGAACGATTCATTTGCGTGAAGCGCGGCTGCACGGGCAACCTTGTCGGTCGTCCATTCAGGATACTTTGCCCGATAGTCATCAAACAGCTTCTCAGCGGCGGTCGCTTTGATTGCGGGGATAAAGCGCTTGAAGAGGAAGTCGTTGTACCAGTTCATCGACCGACCGATATACTTCCCGATACCCGGAATCTTCGCCATCAGGCCCCCTCCAGACGACACCCCTTCCGAGTGTTCGGCCATAGCGCGATAATCGGTCCCGGTTGTATAGCCATGTTCCGCCATCATTTTGAGCTTGGTTGGGGAATACGGATTGCTGGGATCAACGCGAGCGCCGTGCTCCAAATCGGGAGCTTCGAGAGTGAACGGGCTCACCCCAGTCATCACGCCTCGCAGAGCGATCTGCATCGCGTGAAACGGGCTGAGAGATAGCAAAGTGTGTTTCAACACGCTGGTGGTTCCGAGCAGCGCTTTGCCGATAGGGTTCTGAGACAGAGCCCCCTTCTCCAGACCAAGACGGTCCTTTAGATACTGAGCAAACTCCGGGTGTACCTTAATCTCAGAGTCGGCCAGAACGGGGTTTCCGCTCGGGTCGTGCGTCACGAAGTTCCATCCACGGAAGGCTGGGTGGTCAAGGGAGAGGTAGTCTTGTGGATCAAACGCGTAGATTGGCTTTTGATCCGCATTGTACTGCTCCAGCCTACCCCAGTCTTTGTTTGCTAGGATCGACTTCATCATCATAATGTCGGTACGAAGTTTGTTATTTCCTACTTCGTCGTACTGGGCGTCGGTACGACCCGCTTTTGCTTCCAAACGAGAGATATAGTCGGGAAGGTTTTGGGGGGTGATCCTCGGGGTGATCTTGACGACCGTTCCATCCTTCAAGAATCGGTCGAGATCCCCGTTTGCAGTCATGGTCTGAACCGCCGAATCGGAAATGTTGAGTTTGCGGAGACGGTTCGGATACACGAGAGTTCGGGGATCTTCCCCATTATCCCCTTGGATCGCTTTTCCGGTTCCGGACAGAACAACGGCTGGACGGCCATCGGATGCCCGGGTAAAGTTGTCGCGAAGATTGTCGATCAACTGACGATTGGCTGCGGCCTTGATGATCGAATCGCGCCCCTGCGCGACCGCCATGATTGGGTCCATCGCGATCTCTTGTGGAGACTTCAGCAGCGCGGTCAAGTGCGTGTCGTAGACGCGGTGCCGCGCCCACGAAACGTTCGTGGCAAACTTGCCGTTCTTTGCCATAGCGCTTACTACTTTTCCACCCGGGTTTGAATCCTTGTAAATGCGGGTAAGGTGGTCGTCGATGAAGTGGCGAAGAATGTCGTTAGCCGAACCTATCTGGTAGTTGGTTGCGTCCTCCGACCGAAGCCTCTGTGCCGCCTTTAGTTCATCCGGAGACAGTTCTCCCCTAGCCACCCGCGCAAGCGAGGAAAGCATCCGCTTCTGGTACTCTACCGGCGTCTTGGTAAAGTTCTGCGTATCGATCATGCGGTTTACATCCGGGCCGTGGTCGCTAATGCGCTTAAACTGGTTGCGGAAGTAGGACACGGAGCCGTACTGAGGCGCAGCACGGCGGTCACCTCGCTCATACCGGTCGAGTTGTTCCAGCACCGAACTAAGATTACCTAACGCCAGAAACTTGTCGGGTCCTTGGTCGGGTCCTTCGAGCGCCAATTTAGCCGAAGGGAACTCTTGGGCAATGGTTCGCACTCGTTGGATCGTCTTAGCATCGGGCCTACCGAAGCCTATCGCCAACTCGCCTTTTTCTACGCGAATCTTTATTCCTCCTTTATCCAAGAAGGGCGTTTCCCAAGAATAGAGCCCATACTTCTCTCCCTCCGGAGGGCCTAGTTCCGGACGAAGCTCGTAGTGGTACTTTCCAACCACCGTCTTTCCGTTCGCGTCGACTAGAGCCGCACTGTTGGGCGCACCCATCTTCGAGTTGAGGTCCAGTTTCCGGACGCCATCCAGTATCTCCTTCGTAACTTTAGCGGGATCGTGAGTCGCAACCTTTTTGAACATAGCTACGCCACCCGCGAGGCTTTCACGCATCGCGTCACTGATCGGGAGATACTGCACTTCCTTCTGTTTGTCCCTCTCCAGAGCATCAAAGCCAGAAGCTACGCGGCCACCTTTATCGTCCGCTATATGGTAAGACTTATCCGAATCTTCCGGTTTCGGGTTTTCCCTTACATCCCACCATCCGTTTTCAGAAACATGCAGATACAGGTCTTTTTTGCCGAAGGCGCTGCGTTTGGTTGCAAAGCTCCAGACATCGTTGGGCTCCACGAAAGAAGCGGCGATCTCGGCAGTGCTAACCTTTGGGCTACCAGCAAATTTTTTCGCAAACTTATTTAGATAGTCCGGTATGGTTTTGTCGTAGAAGGGCTTGAGACCTTCTCCGCCCACCCTCAAGTCTTCTCCAGAGAGGGCCGTATTCTCTTTAGCACCCATAATTTTGTCGCTTATTGCCGACCCAACTATATCCGCCATATCTCGCCCAACGAACTGTTTACTCCGTTGAGTTTTATCAAGAGTGGAAATCACCCTACCATTCTTATCTACCACCAAACGAACCAGATCGCTGCCGGGGTGTTTGGGTAGAAGAACCACACCTCTAGGTTCATTGACCGGATCAACTTCGTGTGGAGTTACTGCGATGTTTTCTATGTGTGCCTGAAGATCACTTCTCTGAATCTGATCTTCGCCCCCAGTCCACGAAACACCATCGTAACCGTGATCTGCGGCGTACTTTACCATACGCCGCAGAACCGCGTCATGCCATTTTTCGGATAGAGGTCCTTCTGGTACCGCCTTTTCGCGCTTTAATCGAAGCTCCTCCTCGCGAGATCGTGCGGTCTTATATTCTTCTGCTTTTTCTGGTGACCAATCTTTGGTTAGGCTGTCTACGCTTCCTAGAGAAGAGCCTTCCATCTCCGATATTTTAGCACGAACATCCTCATATTCTCTAGCATCAGATTCAGTCCAATACCCATAGCGGCGACCTATCTGGTGCCAATCGCTTTGGACTTCTTCTAAGTGAAGAAGCTTTCGGCCATCCGGGGTAATACGGTCGTTCATGCGGACATGAGCCAGAACGTTGGGTTCGTCCCAGTGAGAAGACTGGAAGCGCTTAGTTTCGTCTAGCACTTCCCCCATAAAGGGTTCTATCTTCCAGCCCATTCTCTGAGCCGCATCAAGCTGGTCTTGTGTCGGAACTCCTTCCTTGGTAGACACATAATCCCCGTGCTCGTCGCGGAGAATATATTTTGGTGCGGTGGATTCTCCTATCTTTGGTACAGTAAACAGGATTTCGCGATAATTTTTACCACCGGGAATAACTAGACTTTCGTACATGGGACGCCGTTCAGCTTCTCCAGAAATCGGCTTCCAAGCCCCGGGCGGTAGCGCACCTTTACTTACCTCCTCTATACGAACAGCGTTACGGGCGACGAAGCGACGAAGCTTGTCGGGTTCGATTTTGTCTTTTGCTTTCAAATACTCATCAATACCGGACCACTTCATCTCGTCATTGCTTACCCCCTCATTACGAAGAATGTTTCCAGCCCGGGCGCTGGACATGGGGGTAGTTATCTTGTCCTTGATGGCGCGTTCGGATTTCAGGTACCAAACAGGCGGCTCTTGATCAGCGCGGCGAAGATGAGCCGCTGTGTCAAACAGCGTCCCTTCTATTTCTTGGGAGTTGAGGCCGCTGGAGATTGCGGATTGGATTCTTTGAGCCGCGCCAAGAAGTCCAGTAGCAGACTCCGGAGTTGTTCTCGGCTGGAGCTTGGGTTCGAGGTTTCCTGCGAGGTAGTCGTCGATTGCATCTAAATCTCCTCCTATGTCTTTTACAGCGCTGCGTATTTCTTGGTCGTGCATCAACAGGTCCGCAAAATCGAACGAGTGATCCGCGATCAGAGCTTGAGTAAACAACCCGGACTTCAGCACTTCAGCCGGAAAGTCAGGGGACTTTCCTTCTGAAACGTCTCCTAGTGTTTTGATAAATGACCAGATCGAAGCCTGTGCTTGCATAGGCGTCATACCCAGCTTTGTCCCGGCGTTACGAACTGCGGCGGACATGGCGTCTTGGAAGAACTTCGAGGATAGCTGACTGTTGTTCAGCCCGGCGAACACGCGCATCCACGTATCGTTCGTCACCTTCCATGCTCTGAGGGCGAGATTCGGACCAAACGCATTAACCTTGGGACCGGACAGGGGTTGGTCCTGAAGGGCGCGGATGGTGTTCAGCAATCGGGACCGAATATCTACGGCGCTGCTTAGTATGCGGTACAGTTTGGAATTCTTGCTCTTGACGCCGCCGGTAAAGTTTTCGGGGTCCCGCCACTCCACGTCAGTCGGGCGACCGTATTGGTTCCACTTGCCCCATACGTGTAGGGCCATAAGCAGATTCTTCTGCACGGGCTGGCGCGGGGAGGTAGCCGAGACCATATTCATAAACCGGTCGCGGTCTTCGAGCTTGAAGAGTTCGGGGTTCGAGCGGTGGAGCGCGTCGTAGATCTTGGCGCTGCGTTCGTACCAGAACTTCTGCACGTCTCCAGCACGAGCAGCCGCCTCATACTCAGCCTCGCTCGGAAGCTGGTTGATGGCGGCGACTAGCGCACCCTTCTGTTTGTCGGTCTTGTATCTGGCTCGTTCCTCTTCGTCGAGGTCTCGCGCTACTTCATCCCAGTTGGCGCGTGAGAGGTGACCGGCTTCACCACCTTGATCCCCCGCATCAATGTATCCAAATCCTCCCGGCTCATTTCCTGAGCCGTCTCCTTCATTAACTCCTTCAAATTGTCCTGTGCCATATGGTCTCCTGTATGGTTTTAGAATGTCTTCAACGTTTCCGTGGCCGAAGGGAACTTCTTCCAAGGCTTGTGGATGGCTTTTTTTGACTTCCGATAGCACTCTCGACACGATCTGACGCTGGCGTTCGGGCGCGAACCTCATGCCCGAGTCCCCGGCAAGGGCTTTGGAGATTAGTTCGTGAGAAAGCTCTTCGATATTTTCCCGGTCTGTAGGTAGTTTACCATATCCTATCTTACGGAGTCTATCTATTTCTTGCGCGAACTCCGGATCTTGAGAAAGGGTTCGAACCGCATCGTTGGAAAAGAGATTATTGTTGTCGATCCAGCGGTGGCTGAGTTCTTCCGCCAAAGTATCGGGAGTATAGTTCTCCGTCAACAGGATCAAGTGCCCCTCGGGGTCTCGGGACAACCCAAGAAGTTCTACCAACTTCATTACCCGCGCCCCAACCTCCGGTTGAAGCTTGTTAGCAAAGGCAGACAAATACCTCATAGTGGCGTTTACTGCGCCGGGTTGGAGATGGACTCCCTCCCACTCGCTTGTTGCCACCTGTGGGGCCTTGTTTCCCAAGACCGCTTCGAGGGCCGATTTGAAGACCACGTAGGTTCGGGCATCGAACAGAGCAACCCCGGGGTACGGGGAGCTTGGGGACATCTTATCCAACGTATCCCGAGATAGCCCCTCATCGAGAAGCGTTTTATACTCCTTGAAAAACTTCTGACGTGCCGCCTCGACCGCCTCGGGTGTTCTGGCCGCGAAGGGATTACGAGGATCGTCCTGCACACCCATTCCCACGTTCAGTCGGTCGATCTCATTTTTCGCTCTGGCTATAACAGGGTTTGTTATATCCAAATCTCCGGGCGTTTCCGTTAGCCCAGTTTCGGTCTTGCCCAACGAGATGCGGCTCGGCTCAACTCCCGGCAGAGCGCCCCGAATGGCTTTTTCGATCTTGTCACGATAGGCTGCTTGGTTTGCTTCGTCCCCAATTTCGCCCCATGCGTAGTTGATCACCCGAATAACTCTCGGGTCCGACATATCGGGAAATACCGTAGCATTTGTATCCTCCAAAGCTCTTCCGACCGCGATGGCTTGATCCTTGGTTAGACGCTCTGGAAGAGAGAAGGCCATCTCGTTCGCTTCGGTTGGTACTGTAGAGGATGAGTCTGGAACGGTTCGACCGATAGCTTCCTGATCTCCCACAACCGCATGGGCAATTTGGGCCGCACGTTCGATTTCGGCGGGACCTCCACGAATTCTGAATCCAGTTACCGGACTCGAATCGCCGCCCCAGAACCCGTGCCCTGTCGTGCCCCCGACCACGTTAATTCCCGAGTCCTTTAGGGCTCGAAGCACGATATTCATTTTCGCCGCGTGATAGTCGCTGCGCTGGTCCGGAGACAGACTCGATAAATCGATTTTCCCCTGTCCCGGGGCTCCCGGTTCCGATTCAACGTTGATCTGCCCCGTACGGATCGGAAGGTAATCCGCGCTTCCCGAAGCTTCGGCTAGCGAGTTATACCACTGAGCCGCCTTAATCCGGTCTCCCCCGGTCACGATGTGGTGGAAGATTGTGGCGAGGCTGAGCGACTCCTCGGCTGCTCGGTCCTTGCTTTTTCCGAACGGACCCGCGTCCTTGAAGCCGAGCATCGAACGCACTTCGCGGTCGAGTTTCGCGGCTGTAGAGGAAGCGATCTCATGTTGTGCATCCCGTTCCCGAATGAAACGTGCAGCGGAGAGCCACTCGTCATTCGGACGGAACTTGTCGTTTTCGATTAGCGGCTTAAACAGTTCTCCAGCGGAGTGAAGCGCGTGGTTCGCCCCAAGCAGACCAAACCCGCCCGAGACAACGGCCTCGGTGCCATATTCCCACGCATGGTCATAGTCCCCGTTTTTGAGTGCATCAAAAAAACGAGGAGAAAGCTGGGACGCTATCTGTAACTGTTGCAAGGTGAACCCAGCACTGACTAGCTGGTCTGCCGTCTTCGCCGCCCTCACTGTCCCGGCAACTGTCATATCGGGTACAGCTTTACGGAGAATATGGAAGGTGCCGCGCTGCAAGGCGTTGCCCTCAAGAACGTCACTCTCGCTCAAGCCGTGTTTGTACAGAAAGTCCTGCGCCCTGCTAAACAAAGTGGGGTCGACCCCTTCTTTGCGGAGAGCGTCCTCGATGGGTTTGAATCCAGTCCTAACTTGTTTCGCGATGCTGGAAGCGTTGGCTAGCCTGTCAAGCTCTTTTTCATCGAAACCCTTACTTTCCAGAGCCTCGCGAACAGATGGTTCCCCAAAGCTTTCGCTTAGGTCTAGAGGCCCAAGTGCGGCTTTTGCTCTACCCACCAAGTCGGGGAGAGTAGAGTCGGCTGCTTGCAGGGCCTTGGTGATTTCAGGACCAACCGGACGCAGGGTTTTGGCCTCATTCACCGCAATTTTTGCGCCCTTTACGATCTGATCTATCGCACCTTCTGCGGCGAATTCCCCCGACTCCTTGAGCGCCGTTACCCCGGCAGATTCCAGAAGCCCCCCAGTGCCAAAGGTTCCAGCCATAAGAAGCAAAGATAAGGGGCTCGTGAATCCAGAGGCAATACTCTCTACCCCACGTTCGAACCCACCCGCTCCTTCGCGGTGTTCCGGAATACCTAGAGCCGATTCGGTTAGCGGAGTGTTCGCCCAGTCCCAAGCTCTTTTATACCACGGTTGATTCGGGTCTTGGTATAAATGCAAAAAGGGGTCGGCTGTGCCCTCTAGCGAGGGAGCACGTACCGACCCAGTTTGGGTAAAGTATTGTGCGAACGACTTTCCGTCCGGTTCCACCGAGGATTCGGTGGGTTGCGGAGCAGAAGAGTTCGGTGTGAAGTATTGTGCGAACGAGTTAGTTGCCATCTATCCCTATAACGGGTTGGTCGTTTTTTATCTAAATTGCGGATGAGTGAGGAACGCGGGGAGCACTTCTATGGCGGAGGTCTGCTTACGTTTTTCCTCCGCTACTCGGCGCTTGGTTCTCGCATCTTCTGCTTCTTTGTTTGCGTAGTATTTCTCTAACGCCTTGAGTAAGGCGGATCGGTCCGCATCGCTAAGTTTCGTGTCGGGGATATTAGCTACCCCCAGTTTGGCAGAACTGAAGTCAGGTGCCGCAGCGGTCGCGTCACTAAATGCCTGTGCTGCATCGGAGGATAGGCCAGCCGTATTCGGATCAGAACCTCCCCCATCTCGGGCAGAAGCGATTTGCCACTTCCTCCAGCTATTGATATTGTTGAGGATTCGAGACCCTTCCCCAGTTGGAGAAGATTTTTCCACATCGTCCAATTCGTGGTACTGTTTATACAGATCGTCGATTTGGCCTGTGGCGTAGTCGGACAAAGCTCGGCGTTGTTTCGGGTCGGTAACTTTCGATATGTCCCCACCGTTCTCGTCTATAGTCTTTAGTGCCGCCTGTTGGTTGGTTATCTGATCTATGGCCCGTTGCTTTAGCTGGCCTTCAAGTTTTGCGTTATTGAGTTCTTCGGCATCCTTGGAAACACTCGCTTTCGCCTCCTGAATGCGGGCTTTCTTCTCCTCTACATCCAGATCTTGAAGCTGCTGAGCCCGGGTAGTCGAAGAATACCCCTGTGCCATGCGGTCGAGATGGTTAAATTGGTCCCAAGAAAGGTTGTTTTGGTGGTTGGTCACCCATTCCTTGTACTCAGGATGGAATTTGAACAGCCCGTCTTTGTCCCATTGCTGGATTGTAGCGGGAGCAATTTTCATTTCGGACTTGGGATTGTATGCGCTGTAGGTCGAGACGTAGTATGGGTGGCCTTTGCCATCGTCAACAGTCTTCACTCCGGTTACGCGCCAATCCAGACCGGGGTGTTCCATCTTATATTGTAGCACGTCGGTCTCGGGGATGTCAAGGAAGGTGGGTTTTACCCCGGACAGATCGTAGGAGGACACTCTGGCCGCGTCGTCGGTAGCCGCCTGTTGGTGCATCGTGTAGCTGGCGTTTTGTAGCTGCATCGCGGTGCGTAGAGTTTCGATGTTGTTGAGTTCGAGTTGCGCTTTGCGGTAGGTCTGCTCCGACTCAAAAGACTGCTGAGCCCGATCTTCCTGTTTCATACGCAGATCGTTCTCAAATTTCTGTTGTTGCTGCTGACGCTGGATTTCGGCTTGACGCTGGTTGTTCGCCTGAACTGCGTTCATCCCATTTGCCGCTGCTTGCCAACCGCTACCGGAGTTCCCTCCGTGAGCCGCCCCGATCATTGCGCCAGCCAGAATGTTCTTGAACAAACGCTGGGCTGGGCTACCCGTTCCCGACTGCGGGTCCGCAATCGCGTAGAAGGCTCGTCCGAGCAGATTGTGGTGAGCTTCCTGTACTTGCGGCGGGGGCGCAAAAGGCAACGAACGAGCCGGTGGGGGTTGGGTTCCCGTCTGCGGCAGAGCGGACGATTGGATGGCGTCGGGCGGCGGCGTGTTCGGCTGGGGTGAGGGAAGCTGTGCGGGTTGTGTTCCGACTAAGGGGTTATCTGCCATCTTCGCTCCTGAAATATGCTAGAGGGGTTTCTGTGGTTATGGTCTCATCCTTGAGGGCTCGCTTTAGAAATTTCACGATCTGCTTTTGTCCCAAGATCTCGGAGATGCCAAGAACCCGGAGGAGGTTGGACAGCTTGTCATCGGCCTTGAGCCCGGCGCGAGAGGTTCCGCTGCACTTGACCTTCAGGTCGAACAGCGCGGCCCGGTATCCCGCGAGTGCAGAAGAAAACACCCGGCGACCTCTGTCATCGATCTCGTTCTGCCCCGGTCGGGAGAAATTCTTCACAAGGATGGGCGAGCGTAACTGGTACGCATCGCTGTCGGGATTCGTGCTATACCCGTTGAGGCTCGCGATTGCGTCCACTAGGGCTTCTAGTTTATCGACTTTCATTTTACCATCCCCAGTTCCCAGACCCCACCTTAGATACGGCGGTACCGAGGTCCCCGACCAATCCTCCGGTCATGCCGGAGACGGCACCTCCTAAGAGTCCTCCAACTACATTCCACGGGCTGGCTGCGGCGTTTTCCTGTTGAATTTCTTGCGCGGTTTGTCCCGCCGCGCTTCCGGCTTGGTTGGCACTTCCGGCGTACCCAGTCGGGTTGTACATTCCGGCCACCCCACTCAACTGTCCGATAGCGGATTGAAACTGATTGTACCCTTGCTGATACCCAGCTTGCTGCACTCCCATTTCTTCGTTAGCGGTGGTAGCGGCGGATGAGGCGGCGAGAGCGGCCTGTTCCTGTTGCTGAACTCCTGAAGGAAGATAGACGTTGCCTCCCCCCTGAGCGGCCTGTGCCGTACGCAGTGCGGTGTTGGCGTGAGCATACGCTTGCCCCGCGCCCTGCACTGCTTGCGCGTTCAGAGCGGCGGTCTCTCCGGAACTAAAGCCATATTGATTGGGACCAGCGGCGACGATAGGGGAAAGCGCGGCGTTTAGGGATTTGAGAATTGCAGACTGGTTGGCAAACTGGGTGCTATAGTCCTGACTAAGCGTGTTGTAGAAGTTCGCTTGCTCCTGCTGCAACTGCATCTGAGCACCGGTAGCGCCTTTGGCTAAAGCAACATCTCCGGTCCAGTCGGTGAATTCCTGAGACAGCAGAATATAGCGGTTCTGCCGGTCACTCCATATATACTGTGCTTTAGTGGTGATTCTCATTATATACCTAAATCCTTTAACCGGCACCGGTAAACTTTGTACGGGAGTTCTTCGAAGATTTGATTAGACGCCATCGCTGCGGTTCCTTCGTCGCTCGCTAGGAAATAGACCTCCCCAGATCCCCCTATAGATGCTTGCGTAATCGCGTTCTGAGTAAGCTCTTTCATCGCTAGCGCAACTTGTTCCTTGGTAGCTCCGGGGCGTGGGGCAATAGACTCCAGCATGAGCGGTTGCTGAATGGTCTGAAAGACAAGAGGACCGTCCTTGTCGCAAGCTACCCACGTACGGGACGACGGGTACACCCCCGCCAGTGCGTCGAATTCGTTATTGTCGCTGTTTTCTAGCGCCCAATCAAGATACTGTTTCCCCTCGGCATTGTAAGCAAGGCGGACAAAGATGTGTCTTTTATTCATTGATCTTCTGTTCGACTACTCGTTCGATGAGCCGCTGCATCCATTCGTGGTTCGCGGCGGTCTGCTCGTTCATTTTTCTAAGTTCTTCAAGTGAAGCATCAGCGCTTGCTTGAAGGTGAGGCAGGTGATTAGTGGCTACAAGCCGCACCGTATCCTGAGCTTTGTCCACTTTGTCGAAGAAATCTTTGATTTGTTGAAACCACATCGGCCATCGAAATAGAAACCTGACAACCGCTAAAATGACACCCACGATTAACGTGGCGTGAGCCCAGTATTTTTCAAGTAGATTCAGCATGTAAAGATAACTCCTCTCTCTATTTTAACCCAGTGGAGGTGGGGGATTAAATCTATACTGCGGCACAGCCCCGCTACGATAATACTGTCTCAGGCTATCGCTGTTGGATGAGTTGATGATAGGCAACGGACAAATAAGTTGGCGAGAAAGATAGGGAAGGGTAGGAATCCCTACCGGCCCCAAACTAGGTCTGGGAAGAGAAGCGTGTGGGCGGGTATAGTTACCCGCGTCCCGTTCCCCATCCGAGAGTTCGTTCGTAAAGTTAAAACTAAGTTGATCTGAGTTGCTCGAAAAGGGCTTTCGTAGTCGGGATTCAATGCTGGGCATTTTATAGTTCCTGTTCAAACCCAGCGTAGATTCCCATGCTTAGAAGTTCGTTTCTTACGGTATCGGTCGATCCGAAGTCAACCCTCACTTGCATGTGTCGACACCAAGCCGGTTGCAGCGTTTGGGATAAGTAGAACCGCTGTTGATAGACGCTGTTGCTGGGGCTGAGTTCAGCCGGGTCCGCCACATACGAAGTGAGCGCCTCGAAGTAACCCGAAGAATATGGAGCAATCTCATCCAACTGCACCGCCATCGTTAGCGCCGTTCCAATCAGAACAGAATCGGTTGTAATAAACCTAACATCCGAGATCTGTCCCGGTTGAGCCAGCACTAGCGAACCGAGGGTAAAGTTGGCGGCATACGCCGACCCGTTGTCGGAAAAAGTGGTGAAGCTGCGCTTGAGGATAGGTCCGCTGGTATGTGGTCCTATCAAAAGCGAGTGAGACCCGGGTGTGGTTTCTACTCCTTGTACCGCCGATACCCCACCCACAATTGTCGCCATAGGGGACCACGTAAGTCCAGTTTCCGGACTGGGCGTGGGGCACATTCTCCACCAGTTAGATGACGAATCTGACATATACAGTGCGGTGTCTTCAGTACCGCCAGTATACCAAGTAAGATTAACAGAAGACGGGGTGAACGTGGTGGTTCCGTTAGTCGGTCCCAATTGATTACCAATCGCAAACCCTATGTTCGACACGCCCGACGACGGGTCTAGCGAAATCAGAGAGTTCTCGGTGGTATACAGATAGAGGATCTGACCGTTGTTGTCAAAAGCATCAGGAGACTGCAATCCAATCCCGGGTAAGAACGGGGTCGCGAAGAACGGACTGTTTGAGGTTCCGAGCCCTTGAATGAGGAAGACTCCCTGCACCGTAAAGACCAAAAGACCGTTTGTCGACGCAAAAAGCTGGGTAACCGATTCGGGGAAGGTAAAGACGTTAGAGGGCGACCATGCCGCGTTTCCGTTTCCAGAAGAGATTCCGGATAGCGGTCCTTGAGAGAAATACACCGACGTACCGACTGCCGCCCATATGCGGTTGAGGTGGTAGGTCATAACCCCTATACCGGGAGGTGGAACGTTGGCCGACAAAGCTATTGGGGCGGAGATGAGGTTGTTTAATCCCGTGTCAGAAAGCGTGTCGATAAACGACCAAGACGTTGCAGAGCCAATCGTTGGGTTCTGGATGATCGCAAGCAGGAACAGCGAGGTTCCGCCCCCTACCGTTCTCCAGATCCAGATCTCGTCGCACTGCGGGTCTGCGGTACCGGGGCCTGATACCTGTAGCGCAAAGCTCCCCTGAGCCCCGAGTACCCCGTTTACTACCGTTGTGTTCAGATAGGAAGCAGTTGATACCGTCCCGTCGAAGCTATGATAGCTGAAGGCGTATTGAAGCGTACCCGATTCTAAAACCGTTCCGGGGCCGACACACGTCCATGTGTAACCGCCGTCGGGAGTGGTTCCCCCGAGGGTGGTCGACCATGACGGGGTGGTCGAGTTGGTCAGCGTACCGGCGGTGATGTCTAGCGTAAGGCCCGTACCGGCTCCGGTTACCTTGATAGTAGCCACTCCGGTTGTGGTGATGTACCCCGACCCGGTGTTGTTAAGACCCACACTTGTAACCGAACCTCCGCCTCCGGTCCCAGTTACGGTTCCGGTCGCCCCCGAACCTCCGCCTCCGATAATTTTGAACTGGTCACCGATAACATACCCACCACCAACATTGTTAACCGTGTAAGACTTAATCGGCCCTGCCGCCACGGACGAGGCAATCTGGAGATTACCGTTTGTATCCAAAACCAAGACGAGAGGAGTGACATAATTGTAGCTTGGAACCCACGAAGTGGGCTGGCCGTAATTAGTCCATACTACCGTTCCGTCGTTGGTAGTCCCTCCGATAGCCGTATTCCACGAGGGCTGTGCCGCCCCAGAAGTACCGGCTGTGGTTGCAACCTGATAGGCGTGATTAGAGTCGATAATCGTCGTCCACTGCACAACCGATATGTTTGCTTGCCAGTAGTTAACCTTTGGCATAGGTGGACGGGTAGACGGGACGACAGCGGGCATCGTCGCCTTGGTTGGTCCAGTGGTGAAAGAGGGCGTCATCGCTAGGCCCCAGTTAAAGACCTTAGCCGAGCCCATGTTGCGCCACACCAGATTATTGTCCGTTGTCAACGCGCCGAGCGTTAAGGACCACGATGGAGGCGATCCTCCGCTGGTTTCTATACCCGAAGCGTTGTACGTGAACCCGGTCGCGGTACCGGTGTCTGCCGCCGGTCCGTAAGCCGCAAATCCCGAGGCAGTTGCGGTCCATGCGGAGTTGGGTACCCCGGAGTAGTTATTCGGAAGAGTAGCACCGTTCAGAACGGGGTGTGTCGTCAACCCCGAAATCGTTACTGTAGTTCCGGGGACGAAAGGATTTGGCCCGGTCAGCCCCACCCCTATTTGTCCGGAGGCCGTTACTTGTGCCGTGGCAATCGTTGCTTGTGTAGTCGAGTTAGTGGCAACATATACAACTTCTTGAATGTTACCATTTGAATCAACGATCCATGCCCCAACCGAGAAGGTCTGATTTGCCGCCCATATCAAGCTGGGAGTAAGATACTTCTTCTGGTCCGGACCGTCCGAGAAGTACATCGAGTTTCCGACCGACTGAAAGAACGCATTTCCAGATCCGGCAGACTTAGTAAATAGGGCAGTCTTCGTCGTTGGACCTGTCGCATCGTATATTACCGAGGCGGTATCGGCTATGACTTGGATATTGTCAGTTGCGATGGTCTGGTTGCTGTTGTAGATCGAAGTGTGATTTTCGAAGAACCGGTTAATGGTCGGGAAGGTTTGGTTGTTGTATACAACCGCTCCGGGCCGACGAATCATCGTCAGCTTACTGGAAACTTCCACGTTCGTACCGTCTATGAGCGTGTCGACGCGGCTTCCGTAAAATTCGGATTCGATGTGGCTCGCGTTGTCGATGAAGGGGCTGCGATTGGTCACGATCCCGTTGTACCACCGGCCCGGAAATATGATTCCGTAGCGAACGGGGTGTGGCGGTTGAGCACCTTTTAACGCGAGTTGATTAGCCAAAACGTATCCTTAAAAATCTTTAGTACCACGGACCGGGGTTAAAGGGATAGGCTGCGCCGATACCGGCAGGAGAGGTGAGGGGGCTATAGCTGTCCTGACCCATCACGGAGTTGACCGGAACGAACGAGAAGGATTCGCCCTGACGGTCCGCCCCTCTCAGAGCCTTAACCAGCGTCTCTTCCCACTCCGCGTACATCTGCGGACCGCGCCCGTCCCCGTTGAATAGATACAACTGCGCTCTCACCCCTGCGCGAAAGAGGTACATATAATTTTGCGGAATCGGCGCGAGCGGCTGCTGAAGACTGCTAATAAATGGCGGAGCTACTTGGTACCAAAACTGCATCCACCAGCACAAACCGTTGAGTGCCGGGACGGGTGAAAGCCGGATAGCATAAGAGTTGGGGTCGGCTACTGTCCACACCACCGTACCATCTTGGATCTTGGTTCCCGCTGGAGAGTTGGGTGGGGCAAACGGCTCGGTTCCACCCGACACTCCATACGGAGAAAACCCGGGAGGGGTGATTGGTGTTCCGGTATACCCCGGGGACACCAACGTGAGTCCTAGCTGGGTGGAATCGATGTAGAGTATGTTGCCATTCTGGTCGATGAACTGTTGGATAGGAGAGCGGGGAGTCATCGAAACTCCGTATCCGCTCCCATACGCGGTGTTCGCTTGCCACGAGCCCATAACAGCTTGAGAGTTGAAGACAAACGAAGTCTGCATCGGAACAGATTGTCGCGAAGTGAAGGGGAGATCCCGCACCGTCTCTACATCAAACACCGGCTTGGGCGCTCCGTTGTTGTTGGAGGTGGAGTTGTTGATGTCGGTACGGGTCGCGTGTTCGAGCCAACCCATATCCGTGATTTGGGTGCAGTAGTCTTGCTGCAACGATACAGTCAAGAACGGAGGAACGTACTTGCGGTTCCATTTCCACGGCATGTCCTCGGCCATGATTCGGGACATGACTTCGTTCGCTATCGTAAGAATCGGCTCGGTTGAATACCCAGCCGCTCCGCCGAGCACATTGTAAAAGTCCGGGTTGGCTTTAAGCTGGTTCGCTAACTGTTGCACAGTTTGCGTCGTAGCTTGATTTCCTGAAAGAACGGGCATCTTATCTTCCTTTTTTAGCGGAGGGAAACCACGGTGCCGTGGATGCTATACGCCATCACGTTTGCGGGGTTAGAGGCGTACCCGCCGCTGACAGCTTGGATCACAGTGGAAGCGGCGGCATGAATCTGCGTACAGGCTGAAAGCACCGTACCGATTGTATTAGCGGTTGCCGAGGTCCCGGCCAAGATGAGGCTTTGCGAGATTACCGTGCTTGTTTCCGCATCAGTCCACTTAACCACAGGCGAGGGCAGAGTCGAGCTAACACCCGCTGCGGTTGTCTCGACTTCGCTGATACAGACTTCGAAGTACGTCTGCGTTGGAGATCCCCCGAGGGTGAACATTGTTCCACCCACCGCGTTAGCGGTGAGTCCGGTTGAATCGGTTGAGCCCACTACCGCACCAGAGTTGGGCGGAGAGTTCCACGTCCCGTCGGCTCGAAGGAAGTTGGACGTGCCGCCTCCCGAAGCCGGGACTACTCCCGCCGCGCCGGTACCAAACGTGGGGACAAAGTTAGCCGGAATCTGGTTGGAGGAATCGTACTCCGTACCAGAGAAGTGTCCAGCGGTTCCAGAGAATCTCGGTATACCGTTTGTAGCAACCGTAAAACCAGAAGGCAGCGCTGGCATCACGCCCCCGTTAGGGTCAGGCTTGACGTTCTCCGCGCCGTTGTTCATCCCCGATACGTCTATCGTTTGTCGTAGCGATGTGCTAGACTTTACATTGAATCCACCGCTACCGCTACCCGAGGCTGGGCAGTTAGCGTAGGGAATCGTGGTGAAGCTGCTGGAACCTGTAGCGTCTAAGCAGTTGTCGAAGGCCCATGTCTGGAAATCCGCCAGACGAATCCCGCCCATGTTGAAAGACGTGGGTCCATATCGGCGGAAGAAGAATTGTTCGGGGTTGCTGTTAAGGGCGTTGTCGTGTCCCCAAGCCGAGTATCCGCTATTTGCGGTCGGGTTATTTATGCTATAGATGAACTGTGGAGCTACCTGATTAACGTAGTATGCCCCGGTAGTCACAATGATGTTGGGTGTACCTGAGTTGATTAGATAGGCCGGGCTTCCGGTCGGCGTAAGAGTGGTTGTAACCACGGCAGTTCCGGAACAGGTGGCGGTTCCATTGCTTAGGGTAGCGGAAACGGGGGGTCCGTATTGTGAACCCCCGGCTACGATAGTCAAAGAGGTTCCGGGGGCGATCACGTTTGTTCCGGTAAGCGCGACGGTCGCGGTGGCTCCGCTGGCAAAGGTTAGGCTACAAGTCTGGGCAGCAGACCCGGTTATAGACCCTCCGGAGGTATAGGTGCCGCTGGTGATTGTACTGAATATAGGTATGCCCATTACATCAATTTCGTTACTGGAGGTTCCACCCAGATACGCATAAGCAGTATAGCTGTTAAAAGCTTGGCCCCCGGAGATCGTGCTATTAGCACCGCTTCCCGAAAAAAGTCTTACTACGGAATTCATGCTTCCCAAAGAATCCGCACCAAAGATGTCTCTAATAAAACACGAACCTACACACGCTAAACCCGCACGATAGGTAGCTCCAGATGGATTATTAAGCCATCCATTCTCGACGTGAACCGAGGAGGCGGAGCCTGTTCCGCTAATAAGGACATTCTCTTCGTAGCTGAGCAAGTATGTACCGCTGAAGACTTTGACCTCGTTCACTCCGTTGGCATTCAACCCGTGGTCAAACCCGAACGATTCGCAGCGGTACAAGGTCCAATCTCCCGTATCTTGTCCGCTTCCGGATTTGGGTCTTATGTTGTATCCGTAGTAGCCGAGGACCGAACTGCTTAAACTTCCATAAGGCATGTAGACTTCGGAATCTATGCAGCCGCTTTGGAATGTGGATTCGGTTTGGAACGCAGTTGTCGTCTGAGTAGAAACAACCATGTTCAGATTATCAATCCACACCTTAGACATGCCGGTGTTAGCGTACGGGCTTCCGTCCACATCTACTAAAACTGAAGCGCCATTACCGGCGTCAGTTAACGTTCCATTGGTTAGAGTGATCCCGCTTCCGGAAAAGATTCCGGGTCCGCCTCCGGGGTTACCATTCACGATGTGAAAATCAGTTCCCGAGCTTGCTCCGAACTGCCACGTTCCGCCTCTAAGGTCTAGAACCATCTTACCCAATTGACTAGCGGCAATCGTAGCGGTGTGGCCGTTCTGAAACCAACACTTACCACCAGTTGGGCCGGTTAGGACTACGCCGCCTTTTGTCCATAGAGGCAAAACAGTGCTGTCTAAGATGGTGTCGTTTGAGGCGTGATAGGCTCCGTCGCATATAATGCCGAACTGCGAAAGATCAATGGAGGTTGCAACCCCGCTGGCGGAGCAAACGTTGGGTATTGTGTAGGTTCCCTGTCCCGGTGCCGAAATAGTCTCCGTAACACAGTAATTGTTCGCGATGTAGTAGTCGTAGTTCCCGTTTTTGTCCGCCGTTACAACAGAAGGCGAAATCAGGGAAGTAAGAAGCGGGTCGGAATAGATCGCGGCGGAAGTTCCGGTAGCTGTGGTGATAACCGATATCTTGGCAAATGGAACTACTTGGGCGGTAACGGATTGACCAGCGCGACCAAAAACTTGGCTAACTCGGTGAAACCCAGACGTAGCTTGCCCCCAGCCTAACTGAAGGCCGAAAACAGTAACCAGAAGCAGCTTAATAAGTCGTGAGAAGGACATCGAACGTGGCACCGGATGTGGTAGGGTGAGCGACTGTAATGCTTCCGTTGGCTTTGACGGAGACGTAGGTGGAGGCAAGCATAGATGCCGCCGAAGCGTTGGTGGGCTGTAGCATGACGTGTCCGGTGCTTGTAGCCCCGGGAATGGAAATCATATCAGACGACGCGCTGGTTGTGGTGAAAGAGGCCACAATAGGCCCGTAAACCACAATGTTTTGTATGGTCACCGGTCCGGAAGTAGCGCTTGGGCTGCTGATTGTTTCGGTCACGGGGTAGTTGAGCGGCAAATAGTAGTCGTAGTTTCCGCCGAGGTCGGCGGTAACCACGCCGTTAGGAATGCTTATCGATAGCGCGGGGTCGGAATAAACCGTAGCCGCCGCGCCCGATCCGGTTTGAGACACGGTGATGGTGGCGAGAGGTACGGCTTGAAGCACAACGCTTAGAGGGGAGAGCGCCGTGACGTTTGATACTCTATGAAACCCCAGAGTGACTATTGCCATGTCTTACCTTTTTCCGCTTTGAACCGCAGCCGACTGGCGGATCGTGTTGAGTTTAGCTTGAAGCCACAAGTTCTTCTGAATCTCGCTGAGACCTTCCGAGTATTCGGTCAACAACTGGAAGAACAATTGCATCTCCCCTTGCCATCTCGGGTCTCCCCAGTATGCGTAGGTTCGAGCTTGAAACCCGCTGTTGTAAACTACAGAAAGATAGTCGGGGATTGGAGCCCACGTATTCGAGGTTGCGGTAAACAGAGACGCCGACTGTTGATATTCGACCGTAACGTTGTATACTTTTTCCGGAGCCGGAAACAACCGAAAGGTGATTCCTCCCGCTCCGTCGTCGTACTGGGCCGTAAGAGTAGTGGGCTGGTTGGGAACCGTTTCTTGTGCAATCAGTAGGTCGGTCTTTAACTCCCAAGCTTGGTATCCATTTGCTGGATCGTACGCAACAGCTTTCTCTATCCACCCGAAATTGCTCAATCCGGTAACCTTGTAGTCTGAAACTCCTACCTGAGTCGTAAACAACGGGTTTGCGTATGACGCGCCTACACGATTCCATCTCCACGCAAAAGGGGGAGACAGAATCATCTGCTTAACCCAGTCGGCGTTGGATAGGGCTGGGTCGTTGTTTTGGGAGGCAAAGACCAGAGGCGCGTTGCGGACAAACTGGGACGCAAGCGTGGTGGTCCTTGAGAGAGGTATTGTCGAAGCCATCTATCTACTTTATGGGGGGGATTATAGCGTCTGGTAAATTCTTCAGCAAAACAGTGGTAAGCTTTTGCGTTTGGGATTCTAGTGTGTTTTCAAAAAGCGGCCTAGTCGTTTTAGACAAGTGGGGGTCCAGCCAATCCTCAAAGGGGGCTAGAAAGATGTGGGTTAGTTCGTGAACCACACATTCCACCAATCTACCCACGTCCTTGCTTTCGAAATCTCGCTTAGACGGCGGGTGGAAGGTCAAGTCAGCAAAATGATAGGGAGTGTTTACGTGAATCATGGCGTAGATCGAGTCTCCGCTATCTTCTATTCCCTTGTCGTCCCACCGTACGTAGATCTTCCAACCAGCCAGATTAAAATAGTCAGCGAGATTGCTAACAAGACGAGAGGTCCATTCTTTGTAAGAAAGAGCCTTCGAGGGCTTAGCCACTATTGATCCCGAACTCCAGACATCGTGGCTTCTAGCGCGGCTTTGTGGTCGTACACGATCCGGTCGCCCGATTTGGACATCACGCGGCAGAAGGACTTCTTCTGACGCCATTCGCTGTAATCAGCATCGTCTGGAGCAAACAACCGACCGCAGCCAACGCAAATCCCGACCTGAACACCAGTGTCGGTCTGGTGCCACAAGATCGAAACGCGGTGGTACATATCTTCCAGATCCCCGTAAGAACCAGCAATGTGCGTACAGGCGGTCTGAATCGCTTTGCGAACCGCCTTCTGGCGGCGAACGATTTCTTCTTCCCGCTTCTTATCCGCTTCGGCGTTCTGGCGGCGAGCCTCCTCTTTAGGGTCAGGAAGTGGCTTGCGAGACTCGGTAATTGCGTTGGCAATCGACTGAGCAAAAGACTGGAAAGCGGTTTGATTTTGTTGAGCGGAGGAAGCAGCGACAGCCGTCGATATGACCGATAGAAGCTGCTCCATCGTCATGGCGGGGAGGACCGCCTTACTGTCTACAGCGAAAGGTTCTGGGAGGGGAGTACCCTGTTCGGGTAATCCCTCTTCAATGAGAGGTTTTCTGGACATCCTTTATCCTTTAAGACAATCCGTCTTTGCGGAGAGTGGTTATGTTTGAGAGTTGTTGTAACGAATGCGCTGAAGCTCGCGATACCACGTCGAGTGTTGACCGCCCGAGGGATACCCAAACTCTTGGTTGACTTGTTTCTCGCTCAGGAACCCGTCTTCAATGAAGCGGAGAAGTACTTGTCGCCATCCTATTTCTTTGGTACGAATCATTACGTCCCGGGAGTCGTCGAATTCGTAGGAGGAGAATTCCGGCATCGTTCCGAGCGTGACATATCCCATATATTTGAACCCGCGATTGTTCCATTCGACGCGCTCCGGTCCGGTCATAAATAGCGCTAGGTCGCCTTTAATACCGCCCTGCGTTACGTATATCCGTGGGCATATGTGGTAAAGCTTTTGAAGGAACAGCGAGCACTCCAATCCGCGTCCGGTTCGATCTAGGCGCATCTCGTCCTGATACCGGTGACGTTGCCTCTTGGTCCCCTCGGAGTTGAAGTTCTTTTCTGTGAGGCAGTCTACCCACTCTTGGGTGGACATACGCGGGGTGGACTTGCACTGGAGACACTGAAGCTCGTACCCGTATTTCTTGGAGGTGTCGCGATTGTACATCCCGCTGTCGAAAGTGAACAGTCTTCGGCAGGAGATACACTCTTGCCCCTCCACCGTATCGCTCGCTCCCGCCGCCCAATCTATCTGGGAATGCGGATCATTAAAATCATGCATGGTCTATTTCTCAGACGAAGTTTGGGGTGAGTGGGACACCCACCCCAGTGACAGTTACACGCGCTCGATGACGAACTCGGTTAGCTGTGCCGTGGAAGCCGCCGCGTTACCCATTGTGACCGTCGCGAGGAAGGACAACTTCGCCGCCGTGACCGAGGTTACCACGTTAGGAACCACGGTACGAGTGGTGTATTGCGAGACAGACCCGAACGCAATGTTAGCTTCGTACGATCCGGATAGGATCTGGGAGGTCGAATCCCACAACAGAGTGGCTTCGATGAAGAAGTTGTACGCTCCACCCGCTACGGTCGCTAGAGCCGAACCGGTAGTCCCGATCTTCTTGTCGGAGGCGAGGGTAGCGGAGGTACCTTGGTATAGGTTTATGATTACCGACTGGGCTCCATTCGCTCCTGCGTTTCCAACACCGGAAACACGAACGTAGAACAGCCGACCCTGAGCAACCCACACGTCGAATGGGTAGCCTTGGTTTGTTTCCCCGGAAGGAAGACCATACAGCATACCGCTACGGTCCGGAATGGCCCCATTAGCCGCCGGATTGAACCCGGTTTGAGATCCGTATGCCAGAGTCGACAGAGGTGGGGTGACGAAGCAGTTAGTGGTGCTGCTCACATCCACTCCCACTGGGAAAATGGTTTCGGTGGTTGCGGCAAGAGCTAGCGAGGGGAGTTGGTTGCGGAGGGTTCCTTGAGTGGCGAACCCAGCAACAATGTTTGCGTTAGACATGGTTTGGTGTTTCCTTTTTTTCTGGGTAGCGGGGACGCCGCCCGGGGGATTTTTAGCTGATCGTTTGCGCTCGGTCGCCCGGAGCCGCGTTAACGGGTTTCAAGATTGGTTTGGCTTGGAGGCCCCCATTTCCATCTAGATAGATCGCAACAACGCCTCCCGGTTGTACGAGTGTGGATTTGTGATCGTTGTATAACCAAGACCCTACTTCGTGACATACTGAACTATGAACGACCAGCATGGTGGGCAAACCGATCTCAAAGTATAGTTCGACCGCATCCACTAGGCACGGTATTACCCTAGCCCGAAAATCGTTAAGAGCCTCTCCACCCGGGATTTTTATGCCGGGGTTCTGAACGTAATACTGAAGTTTTTCTTCCGCCTCGGGGGTTCGTTTCTTTCCAGAAAAGTCTCCTACATCAAGGGCACGTAGGTTGGGCTGCTGGATGATCGCTGCTTTGTGCGGCTTTGCGATGAGTTCTGCTGTATGAACTGCCCGACGCTTATCGGAGCAGTAAATAGACGACAAATCTATCGGATCGAAGAGTTTAGATAGTAAGGTAGCGTCTCTGATACCTTCGGTGGCTAGATCCGGGTTTGCGTTCCCACGAAAGCAATTATCCGCGTTCAGTTGTGTTACCCCGTGACGAACTACATACACGGCTACGTTAGGAATATCAGCTAGGGATTGAGGCATCGGTGGTCCTTGTCTTTCGTGGCTTCCTTGGAGATGGGGGCTTACCCACCTCACTCTCAACTGACATAGTTTTGGTGGTCACGGAAGCCGACAAAACCGGTGGGGTGGTTTTATCTTCCGAAGGAGGATACTCAAAGATAACCCCGTCAAACTCCGCCCGAAGCTCCTCGACCAGAGGCAAAAGATCTTCGTGATTCGCAAACACAGATTTCCGAACCACAAGCAACTCAACCGCTTGCATCCGAAAATCGTAGTTCGCGGCATCGTTGCGAGCTATGTCTCGGAGTACGTGATCTGGATAAGTTTGCAGTTCGGGGTATTGGCTTAGCTTGTGGGCTCGACGCTTGGAGGAGGGTGTCATAGAATATACGAAGTCCATTTATCAGACGACTAAGAAAATAGGGGGTAGTTTTTCTAAAGTGTGGACGAGCTTTGCCCGGGGCTCTTGGTGGAGTTCCTGTAGTCAGAGAGGATCGCTCTCGGATCGAAACCCAACTTCCTTCCCCCGCCCGAACTACCTAAACCGCCGGTCAGGGCTAGTGACTGGGTGGCGTCGGTCCTCAAGATTCAACAACCCCGCCCTATTGGGCAAAAGCCGCCGGATATAGATCGACGGCGGCGAAAGAACTCTATTCAATGATAAGGCCGAGCTTCGTCCGGAGTGCATCACGGAGAGCTTGGTCGACGGCGGTCGCCGCAGCGGGTTGAGAAAGCTGTGCCTCCAGTGCTCCAATACGTTTTGCTAAAGCCGCAATATCAGCTTCGTCTTGAGTGGCGAACGTTTGAAGGCCGGAAATTTCCGATTCGATTGTTGGTTGGGGTTGCGGAGTATCTGACATTCGTGCTCCCGTAAGATAAAATTTTGGGGGCGCAGGAAAGGAGGGAGACTGCGCCCCGGCGCGGGACTTCGCCTCTACAGCGAAGAACGGCGCAACTTAAACTATGGTGATTACTGCTTACGCTTCCCCGGTCGGTGACTGTGGTTGGGGAGGATAACATGGTGCAAATACCGGCCCGGGGACGGTGCGAACTCAAAGTTGGTTGCGGTTCGCTGGTCCACCGGCCAGTAGTCATGGTGAGCCCCGTCCTTGAATTCAACCCTAAGCAGTTTTTCTTTCGGGTCGTATTCGGCTCCAGCTATGTGGGAGCTAGGACGGATGTTAAGTTTCATTACTTGCCTTTTACCTTTTTGAGTGCGGGGTTCTTTGCCTTGGCCGAAGAGCTAGCCTTGCGCGTAGCGTTGGCTAGGATCGCTCCAGCCGACTCCTTCGATACGCCCTCTTTCTTGGCGATTTTGTTTTGAACGGCCTGAAAGCCGGGGTGTTTCTTACTCATGGTTCTCTTTGAACAACTCCTCCACTATTGTAGCAAATCCGGAACCTATTTGTCAAGCCTTTTTTAACCGGTACCATCGATAAGGTTTTGGGCTGTTTTGGGGTCGGTAACTACCCCAAGAATCTCCTCAATACGGAGAATCATATACTTGACGCCCTCTACCACGATCTCGGGTCTTACGTCTCCAGACTCCAGCATAGCATCCGTATATTTATCAAATAGAATAACTTGCCCCGGGCGAAGATAGCGGGGGCGGAGATCCGGCCCAGCCGCGATGATTTCTCCGAACTGCTGCTTTTCCTGAGCCGTATCCGGAAGATAGAGAAGACCGGACAAAGATCTGTGTTGCGGCTCTAGACGCTTGACGACCATATTGGTTCCGAGAGGGGTGAAAGGAAATTCGGTCGTCAATGATCCTCCTTTTTCAATATGGAGCACTCGTAGAGATTCGAACTCTATTAACTCGGATACAAGCCGAGGGCATCTCCGTCTATGCTTCGAGTGCAAATATGGCGGATCGGAGGGGATTCGAACCCCCGTAATACTCCTCGACAGGGAGGCGCATTTGCCGCTATGCTACCGATCCATTTAAACTGGTGCATGTGAGAGGACTCGAACCTCCGTCGTTTTCCACTAAGGGTCGCAGTTTTACAGACTGCTGCCGTCGCCGCTGGGCCACACATGCGTGGCGGATTGCAACGGAGTTCAACCGTCATCCTTTCGGAGCCCCCGTTTTCAAGACGGGTTGCCTCTGCGTCGGCGGTGCAATCCACAAAACAACTATACTACAAAACTCTAATTCGTGTCAACCACCGTCAGCGTTCCGCCGGTAATTTCCCAACAGTGCTGATTGTGCCAGCGACCACACAGGTATGTCTGGTAGGTGAAGTTCAACGTGCCGGTGTAGGTTTTGCCTTCTGTAGCTTCGTCCTTGAAAGTCACAGCACCGGTTCCATTATTGCTGGTTACGAGCGCCATTCCCAAGCCTTGATATCCGCTCATAAACTGAATCCAGCTAGAGTAGAGCCATATTTGTCCAGACTCTCCGGTTGCGTTGTCGGTAATCGGAATACCATAACAATCCGGGGCGCTGGGCGTGTAGGAGCAGAGGGTCGGGTGTGCTGGGGTGACGTTGAGGGTGTAAACGCGGGTTGACTGCGAAAAAGCAAAGGGTGCGAATACTACCGCAAGGAGAAGGGGGAGAATCTTTTTCATGGTTATCCTTGGGTTGTGAAACTAAAAATGGAGGATGGTGGAGGAACCGACCCCCGATGCCGTTAAACATCCCACCGCGTTCGAGGCGGTTTGCGCTCCATGCGCGGCACCATCCGAAATGGAGGAAAGCGGGATACTCGAAATCCAAACCCGAAGGTTCCAATCGGTTTCCAACCGATGCTCGCAACCCCGGCGAGTTCACTTTCCGGAAAAATGGAGGAGAGCCGCGAACACGATCCGCAGTCCCATGAGGACCCAGAGGTTTAGCAAACCCCGTCAGCAACCTTGCTGATTGACTCTCCAAATGGTCCCCGGAGTCGGATTCGAACCGACACTTACATGCTTTTGAAACAGGTGCCTCTTCCGTTGGGCTACCCGGGGGTTGGTGCTCCTGATAGGATTCGAACCTACACTAAACTGGTTCTAAGCCAGTTGCCTCTTCCGTTGGGCTACAGGAGCAAAACTTTTACGGGACTCGCCCAGAGCCTCTCCAGCCGCCAGCTTCATGGGCCTTTCATCTGGAGTAAGTTTTATATTCTGGGCCGTTGGACTTCACCCACAGTGTTTAGAGCCGCGCCCCGCTAAACGGCTAGTTAAAATGGCTCCACAGGCGAGAATCGAACTCGCATCGTTCTGGTTAACAGCCAGACGCATTACCGTTATGCTACCGTGGAACAAACGGCGTATTTACTTTCAGCCGTAAAACATCTCCTTTGAAATGGTGCGGTTGGTGGGAGTCGAACCCACAGAATCTCTACCGTCTGAGGGTAGCGCCTTTTCCTGTTTGACCACAACCGCAAAACTAAATCAGAGAGACTTCCACCTAACGTAAACCCGTGGGACGGCAACTACCCCGGGTCTCCGGACCAGTAATGCGTTTGCCTCGCACCGAGCCCTGCGCCGTGCCCTCTGATGTTGGAGTGCCGAACGGGAATCGAACCCGTCAATAGCGATTTTGCAGATCGCTCCTTAGCCGATTAGGTTCCGGCACAAACTTGGTGCGCTCGGAGAGATTCGAACTCTCACGCCGTTTCCAGCGCCGACTCCTCAAGCCGGTGTGTCTTCCGTTCCACCACGAGCACGTTGGTTACTAACGAGACCGATTTCTAAAATCTTTCCACGCTTCTTCGGGAGTTCCGCCCAGCCCCAAGACCTTCTCCCACCGATCTCTGGCGGCAATAGAGCCTGTGGCTGGAAGCATATTCTTCTCGCGGGTCCCTTCGCAAACGACGAACCCGCTTCCGTCTTCCAACTCTCTTAAATACGCTTCGACCATACAAACCTCTTGATATTGGTGGGCTACCCGGGACTCGAACCCGGAGGTGTGTCAGGCGTTTTAAGTGCCCCGCTCTGCCGTTTCGCTAGTAGCCCAAAATGGAGCCGCTGCGGGGATTCGAACCCCGGTCGCATCCGTACCAAGGATGTGCTCTGCCTATTTAGCTACAGCGACATGGTGCCGGTCGTAGGAGTCGAACCCACGTAGCGACTTTGTAAGAGTCGTGTTCTTCCGTTGAACTAGACCGGCGTAATAAGCTTGTATTCGCACAACACAATAAGCTTGTGTTCGTACGAAATGGAGGCCCTGACTGGACTCGAACCAGCATCTCCACTTACGGCTACGAGTTTAGGAAACCCGACCGGTACAGGGCCAAGTATGGAGGACCCGGCGAGATTCGAACTCGCATCTCCTCTTACCCTATTCAGCTTCGGAGGCTGACGGGATACGGGTCCAGAAAATGGAACTCTCGGTGGGATTCGAACCCACATGATTACGGTTTAGAAGGCCGTTGCCTTTTCCAATCGAGCCACGAGAGCAAAAATTGGTGGGGCGTCAGAGAATCGAACTCTGTTCTGAAGGTTAAAAGCCAACTGCTTCTCCATCAAAGCTTACACCCCGTAAGCTGGTGGGTTGCCGGGGACTCGAACCCCGCTCTGTAGATTAAGAGTCTACTACATCAAACCATCAATGTTTGCAACCCTAAAGTGCTTAGGTCCTCTCGCAACTTGGTCGGCACGGAAGGCATCGAACCTTCAGCCTCTCGCTTATCAAGCGAACGCTCTAGCCGTTTGAGCTACGCGCCGAAAACTTGGTTCCGGAGGTGGGATTCGAACCCACAGGCATCGGTCATCTACCGACTACAGAGTTTATAAATCTCCGCCCCTCTCCGAGAGGACTCCGGAATATATTTTGATTATACCACGGGTTTTTGCTTTTTGCAAAACCCTCTAAACCACGGGGCCGATCTGTCCTAGCTTACTCGGATCTACCCCAAGCTGCGCGTCCGCGTGAGCCTTTTGTGCAGCGGCGAGCACGTCGACGAAAGCAGTCTCAAAAGCCGCAATCTTGTCGGCAATGAGGGAGGTCTGCGGAATCTGCTTCAACACAGTGAGTGCGCTTTCGATGATGCTCAGGATGACTAGAACGGTGCTCATTTATTTTCCGCCTTTCGGAATCAAGCCGTTAATTTTGAGAATGTCAGCCGCAAGCGAAGCCAGCGAAGTCGAGACCGAGGTTGCGGTACCGGCCCCAGCATGATACAACTGCCAGCTTGTTTCCGCCGCGTCGTAGTCGCTAATAGCTTGGTTCAGAATGGCTTTGAACTCCGGAACCTGAGCAGAGATCTGTGGTTCGTCGACCTTTAACGTCGCAAGCACAGCTTTCGTCGTCATCAACGTATCATAGCTGTTCGCGTCAAAAGTGTTCAACGCCCCCGGCGGAAGAGTTTTTGGCTGCTTGCATCCTACGGCGCACAGAAGAACCAGCGCGATTACGAGACGTTTCATTTGTGTGTCCTCTGGTTGATGTTTGGTGCCGCACGGGGCACTCGAAGCCCAACTCCCAGCGACTTATGAGATCGCGGTCGCTCCTCGCGTATGCGGCAGAATCAGAGTCCGGTCTCTCCCGGTCTCGTCACACCACTTTGGCTGGTACCGGCCATCAGATAGGTGTCATCCCGTCCTCATCTTCGTTCCTAGCGGACTTCCCGATGAGGCTAGATTGGCATGGGCGGAGGGTTTCGAACCCCCAAGTTCGGTTTTGGAGACCGACAGTTTTCCGTTAGCTTACGCCCATATAAAATCCGTCTCCTCTTTTTCCACCCGAATCGACTCTGGGATAAGTAAACCATCCCAGCAATGTTGCCCCAACTTCCCCGGGGTATTCGATCATGGGTTTCTGTTACAGGAAACATGGGAGGGTCGTTCGGATTCGAACCGAAATTTAACAGTTTCGTAGACTGTCGCTCTTCCGTTAAGCTACGACCCCATAAAAAATGGTCGGGGTGAGAGGACTCGAACCTCCAGTGATCTTATCTCCTGTTTCCAAAACAGGTCGGCTACCATCTACCGATTTACACCCCGAAAAATGGTCAGGAAGCTGGATCTCGAAACCAGAACACGAGTCTCCGAGACTCGGATGTTGCCTTTACACTACTTCCTGTTATCCCGCGATCATGTCATATAAAAAAATTGGTCGGGATCGCTAGTCTCCTAGTCTAGCATCCACCGGCCCAAATGCCGGTAGTCCTTGAGGCGTTTAGACGATCTCCCGATATGGTCAGCGCGAGTGGACTCGAACCACCGGCCCCTTACTCCCCAAGTAAGAACTCTTCCTCTGAGCTACGCGCTGATGCTGATATGGTGGGCGCTCTCGGAATCCAACCGAGCCGTGTCGTGCTTCAAACGACCGTTCCTAGCAAGCAAACTCAACGCCCATGTGCTACAAAAATCATTGCCGACTACAGAAGTGGTTTTTATTTAGCACTCCTGTTCGTGGTGGTAGCCAACGTATCCTCCCGACCGCTACCACGATCCAGCGAAGAATACGCTCGACAAAAACAAGCTAGGTGTCCTGCCGTTAGACGACCGCCGGGAGTTACCCCGACAGCGCGGATTCGAGCCGCGATTTCCTAGCACCTTGGTGGACCGTGAGGGAGTCGAACCCTACAAGACAGCTTCTTTGCAAGAGAAACCCGGAGACCCGCTCCCCGGCCCAAACTTTGTTAATCCAACCACGTAATGTAGTAGGTCCAGTTTCCCAGACCATCATTACACGGCGTTTCCCATCCCGCAACGGGGATGCCCCCTTCGGTCTTCAGAACAGGCCACCCAGCTAAACAGTAGGCTTGTCCCCCTCTAGGGGGACCGGTCGGTACAGCCTGAGCCGGTTTTGAACTACCTAAACTACATCCTAGCACAAGAGCGGAAATTAGCGCAAGACGCTTCATCAGCCTTCCTTTCAAAAATTGGAGGGAAAGACGGGAGTCGAACCCGTTAAAAGGTGATTCACAGTCACCCACCGCACCGTTTGGCTTCAGTCCCCATTTAAGTGTTGGAGCACTCGGGCAGATTCGAACTGCCGACCGCTGATTACGAAACAGCGAGTTTTCCAGCTAACCTACGAATGCTCAATTTATTGTTACAAACCTCTTATCTCCCTCAGCATCAGTCCATAGATACGGAGCCCAAGCTTCGAAGGCCCGGCCCAAAGTACGGAGCAAGAACCGGGGGGTGTGTACCGTCTGAGGCATCGGTCGGTGAAGGAGGTGCATGTTCGCTTCCTCCGGAGTTCGATCTGCCTTCCGTCGGTTGCAATCTTTACAACAAGCTACTAGGTTGCTCCACTCATTCCGTCCTCCTCGTGACTTCGGGAGGATGTGATCCAGAGTAAGGTCGTATCCCGCCTGTGGCTCTCCACAATACTGACAACAATAGCCGTCTCGTGCGTAGATGTTCTTTCGTGAACATACCTTCAACCGAATCGGCACATGACGATAGAACTTCAGGCGCAGAACCGAAGGTACAAAAATGCCTCTATATATCTCGTGGTCTGTCGGCACCTCAACCACCGCCACCCCCTTGGTAAGCAAGGTTAGCGCTTTCTTAGCCGAAATTACACGAAGCGGCTCATAGCTTGCGTTCAAAAGCAAGACCGGCTGCTTATGCAGTCTCATGTTTTCCACCCCTCCCTTCAAAGATGGAGCGAAGAACCGGATTCGAACCGGCGTTTTCAGGCTGGCAACCTAACGTACTGCCACTGTACGATCCTCGCATGGCACCGGGTGTAGGAATCGAACCCACGTAGTTTGGTTCAAAGCCAAACGTCCTGCCATTGAACGAACCCGGTATTAAACTCTCTCCTTCAATATGGCGGGGTAGGAAGGCCACGATCCTTCAACCTTTGGTTTCAGAGACCAACGCTCTGCCTGTTGAGCTACTACCCTAAAAATGGAGCGAGGTACGGGACTCGAACCCGTTTCTCTGACTTGGAAGGACAGGGCACAACCCGTATACCAACCTCGCATTAAACTGGAACTTCCGGAGGGAGTCGGACCCTCGACCACGGTTTTAGAGACCGGTGCTCTTCCGTTGAGCTACGGAAGCTTGATTGAGACCTCCGTAACTTTTCGGGTCTTGTAATCTGCCGCTAGAATCTCAGCAATCTTTGGGTTAAGCGCCACTCGAAGAATTTTCCCCTTTCTTCGGTCGATTATAGCATACGCTCCGGTGCTTGACAAACTTCCTCGTGGAAGTTCTTTTCCTTCGATCAGGGTAATCCGCTTAATATCTGCGGTCATACCTGATGAGGTGAGGGCGTGTTCTGCTACGCTTTGGCTGAAGGTGATCCGGTGGACCCCCTTATCGCTTACTATAGCCCAAGCTTTATCGTTTGGGCAACCCTTGCTGCTGCATTGATCCTAGTGCATTCCTTTTCTCCTGTTTAACTTGGTGGGGAGTACGGGACTCAAACCCGTGTCGACGACGTGAGAGGCCATCATCCTAGTCGCTAGAAGAACTCCCCGAATTGTATTGCAAGCAACCCCGGCTGCGCCGTAGGCTCCGTGGTCTATCTGAAAGCGAATATCGTGGTGGGTTACGGCGTACCGGACCGCGAGAGCTTCCTGAAACTGCTTGCAAACTTGGTTGCGGCGGCAGGATTTGAACCTGCGGTCTCCAGCTTATGAGACTGGCGGGAACGACCGGACTTCCCTACGTCGCGTCAAATCTGTGCCGCATGGTTCTTGGATGAGTATTGCGGCCACCCTCATGCTCTTGGCGATTAGGCCGCGAGCGGCAGTGCTTTATCCTCAGCACTTATTGGTTCCGTGTCCTGTAACGTAGGCCACAGCACCCGGCATGAACTAGCTTGCACTCATCAATTCCGTCGAAACCTTGACAGGCCCACAAATAGCGGCAACGCTGTAGCTCCCCAGTCTATTCAGCTTACAGCGCATCCTAGTGTAGCAATCCACTAAGTTTGCTGTAGCGCACGAAATACCCGATAGTGACAGTCCAAACGGGAATCACCGGTTCAAAGCGTTGTTGCCGCTATTGGTGGACCTGCGGAGATTTGAACTCCGGTCCGCAATCAAATCCTGCAACTTTCTACATGCTTAAAGCTGTAATTCCTTACGTCGCGTCAAATGTGGTGGGGTAGACGAGAATCGAACTCGCGGCAACCCGGCTTGAAAGGCCGGTGGGAGATAACCAGCACCCCACAACTACCCCAAAAACTTACTCACTAAAACCATTGTACCGCACGAACTCAATCGTGTCAAGTCCATTTTCCGGAAGCGGTCGAACTTCGTCCAAACTCAGCAGCGACGAATTTTTCATAACCAAACGAATAAATGCTCTCTTGCGTTTGGGCAAGCTACGAAACTGTAGGGTCTGTCGCCGCCGTTCGCGGTACTGCCGACTACAGAGCCATTTTACCACAAAGCGAACCCCTATACAAGACCCCCATTCATTTAGGAACGGCCACCTTCGGGCCGCACTCCTTTTTGCCAGTGTCATGAACCCAGTCTTTCCAGAAACCACTTCTGGTTATGTGAAGGTTGCAGTTAGCGCATACGCCGTGATCCATCGTCGTCCCCTCTCTTTCATTTTATTAGATGCGCCGAAGTTCCGAAAGGATTCAGGAATTTTGCTGGGGTG